CTGCCATGGTTTCGACAGGGGTAGATAGTAGAGACGGCAACACAGTAGGCGATGACTGTAAATCAAGCAAATAACGTAAATGCAAAAGCAAATACATTCGAGTTTTTCCAAGTTCCAGTAACATTAGCTTCTGCTAATGATGCAGAATTTGCAATCGCAGCCTAAGAAACTGCCCTCGCGAGGATTGGTTGATCCTTGTCACCAAACTTAACCAAAAAGGCACTTTCGAGTGCCTTTTTTATTGACTCGAGTACTCAAAGATATTATAATTACATTGTACACAGTAATTCTGCTGTGTATATGGTCGAGTATGACCGCAAATTAGGGCAAGTATGCCCGCAACAAAGGAAAAAAGAAGTATGACTCAATTATCTCACGCTCAAAAAATTAATTCACGATACTTGACTAACCAAAGTCATTTTATCACGTTACAACAACGATTAAATGATGCTCTAAAATTTGCACCTGTGTTTACTCCGATGCTAACAGCGGTAGTAGATGAATTTAAACGTAGACACGCAGATTGGAAGAAATTCACGGATCTTGAATTGTGTAAAGCAATTATGATCCCTATGGATAAGATCCTAATTGACACTACAATGCAACGTAGTTTGAATCTACGTCATGTATTGAAAATTTTGCAATTCTTCAAAAGCACGATGGCAATGGCTATTCAAGTATATGAAGATGAAAGTAAACCTGGCTACTATATAGCATGGGATGGGCAGCACACTGCAATCTCACTTTACATTATACTTACAAAAGTATTTGGCGAACAAACAGCCAACGCACTTGTGCCAGTTGTAGTTTATAATGTTAAACATAAATTAGAAATCCGTCGTAACTTTATTTTGTTGAACGGCGATGCTAAAGAAGAATTAGATTTTATCGACAAGTACATTCAGATGGTGTTTGGTGCCAAGGTAGACGGTGCCGACGATGACGAGTGGAAAGATACAGCATTGAAAAATGACTATCTTTCAGCAGCCGGATTATTTGCAACACACAATAAATTTGGTGATGAAGATCAGCCAGGTGCATTTACCTTGCTTGCTGATACACTAATGAGTAAAAGTTTGAAAACACGCAAGCATCCAGAAGTTACTCGTATGTTTGCACAGTACTGGAGTTTCTTAAACGAAGACCGTCCTGTAGAACCTAAGGAAGCTAGACAGTTGTATGAATATTTTAATCTTTGCTACGAGCAAGGTATCGAAGTAGATGATGCATACTTGTTAGAGTTTGTTGCCTTTACCAAACAAAATTTTGCCGCTGACTTTAGTCCTAATAGTCCTTTCTGGGACAAGGTACAAAATGCCTATAAAAATTGGTACAGGTCGGCTAATAACGGTAGTACTGATGTTGATGCTAACGGCGATATCATTGTAAGAGGATTTACAACAGAAATGCGTACAGGAATTCCATTCTTGATTGCACAACTGAAAAAGAGTACCAAACTTAAAGTTCCTAAGTTTGTTCCTAACAATGGTTTTACTGTAGTTAATAAAGCAGACTTGTGGTAATATGACTAAGTTACGAGATCCTAGCAAGGACAAATTAAAAAGTCAAAGTGTTCTCAAGGAACAGATTCGACTAAATCGAATCTGTTGCATGGACGGATGTAAAAATCCTCTGTCCATGTTTGAGGGCCCGGGTAGTGATATCTTATGTAGAGATCACAGTCTTAAACTTGTCGAATATGGCGGTCCTGGAAAAATTGATCGACTACATACATTGCATAGAAAATGGATATGTGATGACTGTGGTGTAGATGTTTCAGAACAAGTAAGGCAAAAGTATCCTACAATGGAATCAGATAACCCTGTTTTGTTTAATAGGCTTTGTCGTAATCGTATTATCGGAGACCATCAAATTAGGCAAGCAGATGGCGGTAACGACTCAGAAGAAAACATCAGATCGTTATGCTTGAATTGTAATTCTGATAAGACTATTATAAGCGAAGATTGGCGCAAAGGTACTAATGGACAAGACGATAACTGATTACTTCGACTATGTTGGATTAGAATGGAACTATGTTTCTTCTGATCCTTCATCTACGGGTTATGAATCTGTTTATCCCGATCTTATGAAACTCACCAAGGATCGATGGGTTAAGGAAAATGACGCAGGTAAATTGGCAATAGAACAAGATGTTTTTGATTTGTATCGCGGCATTGATATATTGCCAATTACATATTATAGTCTGGATGGTTGCCGAGAACAGATACTCAACCTTAGAGGTCGTAGTCCAGTTATCAAGGATAAAAAAATTCCTACCGGTAATACAGCTGGTTTAGGACTTAGCAGATTTTGGTTTCCAAATATGCAGGAAGCAACTACAGCAGGAAGTAAAACAGTAAGTCTTGACAGCAGATTTCATAACGATAAAAAATTGCGTCGTGCAATAAACTTATGTTATAAACATAGGGACGAAGGCGATAAAACTGTATTACCTATTAATATTCGACGAGCATTAGAATTAGTCAGCGGTGGCACAATACAAAATTTTAAACCTTTAAATGCCACAGCCGTTTGGGAATATATTTGTCCCACAATGTTCGGCCGTGTACTTGATTTTAGTAGTGGGTACGGTGGCCGAATGTTGGGTGCAATGACTAGCGGTATGCGTTATCATTATACTGGTATAGATCCTAATACAAAAACATATAACGGGCTAGTAGCGTTAGGCGAATTGATTAATGATGTAGTTGGCACTGAATTCGAAATGCATCATTGTGGCAGTGAAGATTTTAATGTTATACCAGAATTTTTTGATGCCGCATTTAGTAGCCCACCTTATTTTAATTTAGAAATCTATAGCGATGAACCTACACAATGTATGAACCGTTATTCTAATAGAGAAACATGGTTTGAGCAATATGTCGAACCCACACTTCGTATGATACATAAAGGGTTATCTGAAGATGGCATTTATGCTGTGAATATAGCAGATTATAAAGTCGGTAAAGATCAAACAAAAATTGTAGATACTTGGTTAGAATTAAGTCAAAAAATGGGTTTTAAATACATAGAAACTATTGATATGATGTTAAATGTACGGCCAGGAGTAGGAAACGGTAAAACCCAGAATGCGTATAAAAGCGAGGGTGTTTATATTTTTAAGAAAACAGCTAATTTAAGTAATTAAAAATTTGAGTTAAATATTTCTTGACTATCCGTTATCAGACATATATAATAGTCAAATGACAATAGTCATTGTTTTTTAATATTAAAAGGAAGTAAACTATGAAAAAAATCGCAATTGCATCAATCTTAGCTCTAGCAGCTATTTCAGCAAGCGCAGTAGAAGTTGGTATTATCGGCGGGGAAACTTTCCAATCAAATAGCCACACAAGCAATCCAGCAGGTATTACTGTTGGTGAATCGTTTGGTAAATTTGGTGTAACAGCTGAAATTGATCACAACTTCAAAAAGAAAAACTCAGTTGAAGCTAATAACTTCAACTTAATTGGTTCATACGAAGTAGCTAAATTGGGTGCTACAAGCATTGGACTAAAAGCTGGTGTCGGTTATGTTGATTCTCGTAATGGTCAACCAAACGGATACGAAGGTCTTATTGGTGCTGGTGTAACTATTCCAGTTACAGCAAAGATTTCAGCAACAGCTGATTATCGTTATGCTAAGGCACAAGATCGTATTAGCAGCCAAACTGGCAATCAAGCATTGATCGGTGTTAAGTACGCATTCTAATCCAAGATTAGAATAAAAAGGCTCTTCGGAGCCTTTTTTTACCACTAATTGTTATTGATTTTTTCTATTATCGTTATTAAAATAATTATTAAAAAATCAATTAAAATGCTCGATCTTATTGTTAAATACTATTACAATAAAACTAGTAAGACAACACACACAAAGGAGAAAAAAAATGTCTATCACAATTAAAAACTTAGAATCGGCGTTTGCCGGTGAGTCACAAGCTCACATCAAGTATCGCTATTTTGCCAAATTGGCAAGAGCAGAAGGCTTTGAGGATGTAGCTAAACATTTTGAACACACTGCTGATCAAGAGTTACTACACGCATGGGGGCATTTAGAATTGCTAATTGGCAAGCCAACAACTCAGGAGTGCCTACAAAAAGCCATCGAAGGTGAAACATATGAGTTCACAGTAATGTATCCTGAATTTTTAGACAAGGCAATGGAAGAAGGGGACTATGCGGCAGCTAAAGAAGCCAAAACTCAAATTGCCGAAAGCAGAGAACACGCTAGTGAGTTTGTTCAAATGCTTAAAAAAGCAGAAAAACGTTTTGCGGCTTTGAAGAAAGTTGAAGAGCGTCACGCTCTTGCTTACAAGAAAGTTTTGGAGGCACTATAATGGAACACGTATGCGTAGTATGTGGTCATGTCCACGATGAGGAAACAGAAGGTGTATGGGAAGATTTGCCAGCAGACTTTACCTGCCCCGAGTGTGGTGTAGGCAAGGATGAATACGAATCGTTGTAAAAAAGCCACATTATCATATAGGTCTTGACATAAGAGACTATATATAATACAATAGAGACTAGTTAACCACTAAGGCATAAATAACTTTAACAAGTTAGCCAAAAGTGGTTGACGCAGTTGTAGCAAGGTGCTACAATAGAGACTAGTTAGCAATAATGCTAGCTAATTTTCAGAAGAGATAAACGAGAACAAAAATGCAATCGAGTTTTAAACATCAGCAATTTAATACGATGCCCAAACTGGCAGGTGTAATAGCCTGTTCTTGGTCAGCGATTAATGGCGGAAGTTTATCATATGATCGCACACCAGAGATTAATAGTAGGGTCCGGGAGGACATTTTGTAAACTAAGTTTACATTTAAACTCCAAGGACCCTAGGATTAACAACCCTGGGGTTTTTTGTTTTTAGACTTTCGAAAAAGTGTGTATAGGAAACGAGATCCTAGCCCGCACTTAAAACATGGGCGAATGGGCGGCCTGTAGGATGAACCACTTCTTCTAGTGTGAAAAATTACAGCGTATTAAAAGCCATTGCCACAAGCAGTCATGAAAACTGTTGTGCATAGCATGTGTCGTTAGTGGCTTTTAATACACACTCTCCTCTACCGTATGCATAACGGTTGACAGCATAGCGGGAGAGTGTTATAATTAAGACATGGAGGAACGGCGCAGTTGGAGAGGCGCGGCAGACTGTAAATCTGTTTCCAATGGATGAGTAGGTTCGAATCTTACTTCCTCCACCAAATTTTGGCTTCATAGTATAATGGTTAGTACGGTGGCTTGTCACGCCATTAATAGGAGTTCGATTCTCCTTGGAGCCGCCAAGTTAGTATGCACGGTTCGTCTATCGGTTAGGACACTGGCCTTTCACGTCAGTAAGACGGGTTCGATTCCCGTACCGTGTACCAAGTTATTCCGCAGTAGCTCAGTCGGTAGAGTAGATGACTGTTAATCATTTGGTCGGTGGTTCGAGCCCACCCTGTGGAGCCAAGTTTGGCGGGTTAGAGAAATAGTATCTCGGGAGTCTCATAAGCTCCAGTTGGTGGTGCGATTCCATCACCCGCAACCATTTTTGGGGGTTTAGCTCAGTTGGGAGAGCGTTTGCTTTGCAAGCAAAATGTCGCAGGTTCGATCCCTGTAACCTCCACCATTAGCCTTATAGCTCAGTTGGTTAGAGCAATGTGTTGATAACGCATAGGTCCTCTGTTCGAGTCAGAGTAAGGCTACCAATTTTTTAAAAAGGAGATCTGTCATGAATAGTGACAAGAGTGGCAAGATGATGGGACGTTAGCTCAGTTGGTAGAGCAGTAGACTTTTAATCTATTGGTCATTGGTTCGAATCCAATACGTCCTACCATATAAAAACACATTTGACTAAATTCGGGTTCATCCGTGATAAAGTAATTTACTATATCAAGTGTGTTTCTATATGGTATTACCATTGACGCTGGAATAGACAGCTATGGCTCATGATTTATTCTGTAGACGATATTAGGGTTGGGCTGTTCCTAATATGCCGGATGATAAAAACACGTAACCGGCTAGAATTTGGTAATATAGCATAGTGGCTAATGCAACTGCTTCATACGCAGTCTATCGCTGGTTCGAGTCCAGCTATTACCACCAAATTGTTGGCTCATGGTGAAATGGTATCACAACGGATTTTGATTCCGTCGTTCTTGGTTCGATCCCAAGTGGGCCTGCCATTGTTTAAGTTCGGTAGGAATAAATTCTTTTTCAATACGTTCGAATGAGTTTTTAAACTCTTTACAAGCAGAATAAGATTTTCGGGGACTAAATGGTTGCTCGCTGAGTTTGTATAAATTTAAGAATTCAGTATATTTGTCATTGTAGTCCATAAAGTATTTATGGTGTCTTTAGTGTAGTGGCCTGCACCCTGCTCTGTGAAAGCGGTAGTACCGGATCGATACCGGTAAGACACCCCAATTTAATGCCAGCGAGACTTGGAAGTCAGAGAGTCCTTATAAGACTTTTAGCGCCAGATTAGCGTTCTTGAGAGGGTTCGATCCCCTCCGCTGGTACCATGCAACTTTAGCTGATGTGGTCATAGCGGTGGTCTGAAGAACCATTGAACCAGGTTCGATTCCTGGAGGTTGCACCATTTTTTGTTTATAAATAAATTTATGGACAATAAAATGTTGTATCAAAAATTGAATGTAGAAAATTTTAGAGAGATTCAAAATGAAGCTATTGACTATGTCAAGCTGAAATATCCCGAATTATTGAGAGACGATATACTTACTGACGGATACTTCATTGTGTCTATTGAAAATTTTCCCATATTGAAATCTTTTTTGGATTCAAGGGTAACGAGTTGCATTGAAGAAATAGGACTAATATGTGTACCGCCCAAAACAGAAACTCTCAAGCATATAGACGGATTGAGAGAAGACAAAAATGATGAGTACATGAATAGAGTTAAACAAACTATAATTAATCATCCCGATTTTGCAAGTCTTAGTATTGATCAAAAAGACCTAGATAGATTGCCAAGCGCAATACAGTTTGCCATGATGGTTCCTATTCTAAATTATGAAACCACAGTTAACTATTGGTACAACAATAATGATGTAGGCGATGACGAAGAGGAGATACGTAATTACACTAGAGAAATATATCCTTATAGTTTTTTTGCATCTTATATAAGACCGCATGTACAATTAAAACATATTGCAAGTACCAACATAGATCGTATCACTTTTATTAAGACAGACACTATACATAATGTTTCTAATCAAGGTAGTAAAAATAGGTTAGCGTTTACTATAAAATTTGGATACCAAAAATATGGATCTTTGGAAGAAATGTTTAGACATCAGGATCTGATGTAAATCAAATATAGTTTTTCAAGACAGACCCCCGCTTTTGCCAAGATTGTGCGGTGAACAATCTGGCACTTTATAAGTAAAGTTATTAGTAGAGAGCACGAGGCATATAAACATTTCGTAAGAACAAGTATTTGCAACCTGGAAAGTTGCGGAGAAAAACATAGTTATAAACTATATGTGATAGTCTGAGAGGTTGAGTGTTTACAGCATAAGATACCTAATGTACTAAAATTTGCTCCATGTTTGCTAGACCAATAGAGCAGGACTGTAGATCCTGGGTAGCCATAGTTTCCTTAATCGGGACCAAAACTCTTAGTGCTTTCTACTAATACTTTTTAAAATAAACATGCCAACACAAGGATTTTTTTCTGTTCCAATATATCATGACATGATAGAGGGTAATATTTTTGATAAAATTCAAAAAGAATTTACTATAGTAGAAGAAGATTTGAATTCAAAAAAATTGTTCGCTTACAAAGAATATTGGCATCCTGGCACACATCAGATATCAGATACTACATTTACTAAAAATTTGTTGTTAGATTACAATTTAAAAACTTTTGAAAAAGAATTATCCAATCATGTAACAGCATACTTACAAAGTATCGATGCCCCAGCAGAACGATTTCAAGCATACAGAGTTATGCAATGTTGGATGACTAAAACAGGTAAAAATGAATATGCTCATTTACACAATCATGGTCGATGTGATATTTCTGGAGTATATTATTTTAAAACAAACGGAGTAGATGGTTCAATCGGATTTAGAAATCCTACCACTCAATTTTGGATGAGTTACTTTTTAGAACATCTAAAAGTAGATATTGTGCATAAGCCACACGAAGGAAAAATTATTTTATTTCCCGGTTGGCTAGATCATGATGTAAGTACTAATTACACCGATCATGAAAGAATAAGTATTAGTTTTAATATTAACTTTCAAAAACCAGATTTTTAACGCGGGTGTAGCTCAGCTGGTAGAGCGCCACGTTGCCAACGTGATTGTCGTCGGTTCGATTCCGATCACCCGCTCCACTCTTTTCGCCCCCATGGACAAATTGGTAAAGTCATCTCTCTCAAAAGGAGAAGTTCTCTCTGTTCGAATCAGAGTGGGGGTACCAAGTTTTTAGTGTATAATAGCATTAACTGGCTGTAGCACAATGGATAGTGCAGTAGCCTTCTAAGCTATTGATCCAGGTTCGATTCCTGGCAGCCGGACCATATATCGGCCTTTGGTGAAATGGATATCATCTCTGTCTTCGAAACAGAGGGTGTGGGTTCGATTCCTGCAAGGCCGGCCAATATATTTTAATAAGTACTAGTCAATAGAGGAAACTTAATGAATAGTATTTTAAATACAGCTCAAAATTTTGTATTAATTAAAGATATTTCAGCTTTTATCGACTTTGAGTCGCTTACTAAGCATGTATCCGAACAAACATACATACGCAATGTTAATAATAGTATTAGTGAAAATTTAAATTTGCTTGATACTGAAGAATTTACAAATACAAAACAATTTTTAATTTCTGAATGCATAAACTACTTGCAAAATACACATAAAATTTTTGTAGGTAAGAATTTTGAAGGTTTAGAAATTACTAATTCATGGTCTAATATAACTACAGCATCGGAATCACATCACGAGCATGTACACCCGTTCAGTGTAGTGAGTGGAGTACTATTTTTAGACGATAATCCTGCTAATTTAAAATTTACATTACAATCATATTGTCAAGATGTACCTTACTATTTGCCAAGTCTAACACCTAAAATAAGTTTAGAAGATATGATTGGTACAGATCATGGAAACTTGGTATATCATCTAGTACTGTTTTTATCGAACGTAGGTCACTCTGTAGGTGAATTACCGGATGATGCTAAACCAAGACGAAGTATATCGTTTAATACATTTTGGAAAGGTTTAGTTGGGTTTGAAAATAATCCTTTAGGCAATAAAATATTTTAAAAGTTGTTGACTCTAATGTATAAAGACAGTATAATAGTCACATACTAAGTAATTAGTAACGTTCTTTAAAAAATCAAAAGCAAATGCCCCGATGGTGGAATTGGTAGACACGCTGGTCTTAGAAGCCAGTACTTCGGTGTGCGAGTTCGAGTCTCGCTTGGGGCACCATATAAAAACACATTAAGCAACACCCGACATACTGGGATCGTAAGATGGCATTGCCCTTAGTGTGTTTCTATATGGAAATGTGGCAGAGTCCGGTTTATTGCAACAGTCTTGAAAACTGTCGACGGGCAACCGTCCGTGAGTTCAAATCTCACCGTTTCCGCCAAGTTATACTTGCTGAGTAGCTACACTGGAACACCGAAATACTTGTCAATGTCGACCATGTACAAGGACCGGCCAGGAAGAGAAGGGCTATCGTGGATTCAAGCGCCACAGCAAGTACCAATCAATGTCTCCCTAGTGTAATGGCAGCATACCAGTCTCCAAAACTGTTGGTCGGGGTTCAAATCCCTGGGGGGATGCCAAGATTAAATTGCGAGTGTGGTGAAATAGGTAGACACAACAGACTTAAAATCTGTCGGGCGCAAGTCCATGCCGGTTCGATTCCGGCCATTCGCACCAGTTAGTTAGTATAAGTAAAATACCGCACGGAGCGGTGGCCGAACGGTAAGGCAGCGGATTGCTAATCCGTACAACGTGTAATAGCGTTGACTGGGTTCGACTCCCAGTCGCTCCGCCAAGTTATATAAAAGGAAAGTTATGTTAAAACCAAGTAAGACATTTAAGTTTGCAAAATCATACAAACGTATGCTTGCATTAATGAAAGGATCTACAGCAGAACAGCGTAATCAATTTAAACGTATGATGATCGATGCTCAATTATGTAGCGAAGTCGTTATTAAGCCTGAGAAGAAAGATCGAGCACCTCGTGGAACCAGTAACTATCAAGTTAGTGAAACTAGTGCAGTAAACGTAGAATAAAATTTGCCCCTTTAGCTCATCTGGTAGAGCAACTGATTTGTAATCAGTAGGTGGTCTGTTCGAGTCGGACAAGGGGCACCAAAATCCCGGTTACACTTTTCCGAGAATAAAGTGGGTAGGAGGTTACCATATCCTCCGGGCACTCACGGAAATGGCCTTAGAGATCCGCTATATGGATGACTTAAAACTATCGTGGGTTAGGACTATCAACCTAGCCAGAAGAAGAAATGATATGGACAGAGTAACAGCTCGGTCTAGGGCTCCTGTGGTGGGAGTAGCTAGACACTAATTTTTAAATTATGCGCGAACATACATTAAATTCACAAAATCCATTTATCAGAGGATATTACATAGATACTAAACTATGTGATGATATATATACGGAATCTGAAAATAATTTAGAGAGATTCAAGTCAGGCATAAAAACATATAAGAATTCAGAACTAGCAGAGTTTTCGTCTGATATAAAATCTAGATATATTAGTGAATTGGCAACAGCTTTGAACAAATATAAAACAGAATTTGCTCCTACATTAGATATGCATTTAGCAAAATGGATGTTGTTTCCAGATGTTAAAGTTCAAAGATATGACGCTGGAAAATACTATAAAGGATGGCATTGCGAACAAAATGGTTTTAAACATATTATCAATCGTCATTTAGTTTACATGACTTATTTGAATGATATAGAAGAAGGTGGCGGCACTGAATTTTTGTATCAAAATTTACAAGTAAAACCTGAAAAAGGTTTAACTTTGATTTGGCCAGCCGACTGGACTCACATGCATCAAGGCATGCCATGTGACAATGAAGTAAAATACATAATTACAGGATGGTTTGTTTATGACACATCTGAATGGTAAGATATGCGGGGTTAGTTTAATGGTAAAACAGCAGATTTCCAATCTTCGGTCGAGAGTTCGATTCTCTCACTCCGCTCCAATAATAAAAGGTTTATATGCTTTGGTTTGAAGCGCCTAATCGTCCACAAGCATGGACTTATACTGTAGTAAAGGCAATTGACAATAATTTAATTTCTAGTGTAGAAAATTATGCCAATTTGAATCCTGAAAAATTACAATCAGCTGCTGTTCAAAATAACAGAGAACAAGGTGAAAAACGCAACCTTGACATTACATCTCGAATAACTGACATAATGTGGTTAGACGACATGCAATTATTTAAAGAATTATATGATAGGATTATTGATGTAGCATTAACTGTTAATTTTCAAAATTTTAAATATAGTGTTAGTTACTTAGAACCATTACAATATAGCGTATATCGAAGCGAAGATTTAGGAAATTATGATGTACATTGTGATAGTACATTAAGAGATCCTACAGGATTTAATAGAAAAATTTCATTTAGTATTTTATTAAATGATCCAAGTGAGTACGAAGGCGGCGAATTAAAATTTCATTATTTAAAAGATCCTGCTGTAGTAGAATTAAATAAAGGCGACATGGTTTTATTCCCATCATTCATTCCTCACAGTGTAGCACCTGTTACTAAAGGTGTTAGACGTAGTTTAGTAGGATGGATATGCGGACCAAACTTTGTCTAAGAATATCGGAGTGTAGCACAGCCTGGTAGTGCGCCTGGTTTGGGACCAGGAGGTCCAAGGTTCGAATCCTTGTACTCCGACCAATTGTAGAGTGTTTAATGGAAACAAAGATTCTTTTTATCAGTTTGCTTTCTAAATCTAATTTAGATGTCGACAATAGCATTTTAGAAAAACTCACTTATGATTTGAGTCAATCGGACTCTGGTGTGTTTTCAAGCAATGAAGGTGGTTGGCAAAGTAAATTAATACAAGATAGGATTGAATTGCAACCATTGATAGATCAAGTTGATACTAAACTTGTTGAATTATATAGTAGTTTGGGATTCTCTAACAAGTTTAAACCTGTAGTAGGACAAGCATGGATAAATTTAAATCGCCCAGGCGATTATAATAAAACTCATACTCATCCTAATTCTTTTTTTACAGGTGTATATTATGTTAAAGCTGAACCAGCATCTGGTGCAATTGAATTCTTGCATCCAGTAAGAGAGCATAACTATACTATATCAAATTCAACAGTAGTACAACATAATAATTACAATAGCGGAACGCATTGGGAACATCCTGAAGTGGGATCATGTTTGATATTTTCACCTTGGATGATGCACAGCGTTCAGCCCAATCGTAGCGGTGCTGATAGGATTAGCATTGCATTTAATTGCTACTTAGATGAAATTGGAGAACATAATGGCAGGTGAAGCAGGAAAAGGAAGTCGTCCACGTCCGTATAGTGTGGATCAAAATACGTTTAGTAACAACTGGGATAAAATTTTTAAAAAGGAAAAAGAAAATGAGAGCAAGCCACATACTAGTACCAACACTGATCGAAGCAGTAAACCTAAAAAATCAAATAAGTGAAGGTGCCGATTTTGCGCAACTAGCCGCACAACACAGCAAGTGTCCGAGCGGTCGCAACGGCGGAGATCTAGGAGAATTCGGACCAGGTGCAATGGTTAAACCATTTGAAGATGCTACAGTTGCAACAGCCGTAGGCAGTGTCAGTGAGCCTGTACAAACACAGTTTGGTTATCACATTATTAAACGTACAGCATGATACCCGTAATCGACCAAGATAGCATATTTAAAAAATTCGATTTCAGCAGTGTAATCACATCTGATGATACAAAGTATGCTATAAACACTATACAACAAATCATCAATAGTGGTAAGTATTTTAAAAATAGTCCGCTGTTTCAAACAGAGGAAAATTTATTTAAAATACAAGATCCAGTTTGGTTAAAATACCGCATGAGTTTTTTAATGAGTGTGTTTATGTATCTTGGTCGAGAAGTTCAAGTTAGTGATATGATGGCATGGAGTTTCATGACTAATTTGGCAGGGCAGCAAGATCGAGACAATCTGTGGCATCATCATGCACAGGATGTAAAAGAAGGTAGCATTGTAAAAAAAATGAGTGGAATTATGTATTTGCATATTCCTGAAGATGTTACTGATAGAGATACTTGCGGTACAGAAATGGCTCCAAACGGGCCTACTGGTGACGGCAAATTATTTGTACGCCCAAGCGAATATACTTGGTTAATTTACCCAAGTAAAATATGGCATCGTCCAGGTATTGTGCAAAGTAACAATTATAGATTTATTTTGGCTGCAGACGTGAAATATCGAGAATAGTGTTGACATTAGTCAATAAAGATTATATAATAAGTTTTTACAAAGGATATCATATGCCACAATATATCAGTCGCGGAACTCAACTCAATAACGATGCTTGTGTAAAACAAGCCGGCGGCAATAGGTTTAATCTTGTTATTATGGCAGCAGCACGTAGTCGTGAACTACGACGTCAAAATGCTAGTAGCCAAAAGTTTGAAGATGTTCATACTAATGTAACAGCCTTACTTGAATTTCAAAATGGAGAGATTGGTCCAGAATACATGAAGAAGATTAAATTTAACACTCCTCGCGATCGTGCTATTGATCGTAGTGGAAAATATTTGGGACGTTAATTCAGCGGTAGAAGGCTTCCTTTACACGGAAGAGGTCGGCAGTTCGAACCTGTCACGTCCTACCAAAATATAAAAATATGAATATTATACCAATTTTTTCAAACTTTGTTTCAACAGATAACTTAAATTTTAATAACGACGAACTAACAAAGTACGCCTACACAGTAATGGGTACAGATCCTGGAGTTTTTATTAGCAATGAGGGTGGTTGGCAAAGCAATGATGTTAGTTTAGCAGATGAAATGAAATTGTTCGTAACTACTATCGAAGAGCAGGCAAATACGCTTCATAAAGAAATCGGGCTTAACGATAAATTTAAACAAATTATTTCCAATGTGTGGATTAACATAAACAAACCATTGAATTATAATAAAGCTCATATGCATCCACATTCGTGCCTTTCGGGTGTATATTATGTAAAAGCAGAAGAACGTTCAGGATGCATAGAAATGTTGAATCCTGTAACTTCTTTTTATCATACAATTCCAACAGATGCAATTGGTAAGCCCGGATCATTTAATTCACAACTGTGTACATTACCGCCATCGCCTGGATTATTGATAATGTTTCCTTCTTGGTTGATGCACTATACACAACCTAATTTGAGTAAAGAAGATCGAATCAGTATTGCATTTAATACAATTTTAGTAGAAGCAGACGAATAAAATGTCCGTCGATTCTTATATAAAAGTTAAAAATTTAATTCCGCAGGATGTATGCAATAAGTTAATCACTGTGTGTGAAAGTAATACTAATTGGGAAATGCATAAATGGTATACTCCGTTTGACGACAGTGCAAAGAGTCGTCCGACACGCGAACTCGATGTACTTTATAATAATGAATCAATTGCGTTACAACCTATTTTAATAGATTGCATTACAAATTACTATGCGGAAACTGGTTTAGATGGGTTAATTACTCAATTTAGTCAACCTCGATTTAATAGATATAAAACAGGAACAGTGATGAGCGAACATACTGATTTAATTAGGCGACATCAAGATGATGGTATTCCGGTGCTAAGTATTGTAGGATCATTGAATGATGACTACGAAGGCGGAGAATTTATAATGAACGATCGAGTTATAAATTTAAATCAAGGTGATGTGTTAGTATTTCCTTCAACTTTCTTATATCGTCATAGAGTCGAAGAAGTTACCAAAGGTACACGATATTCTTTTGTATCGTGGGCTTATTGAAATAGATATGCTACGGTGGCAGAGTGGCCCAATGCAGCGGATTGCAAATCCGTAAAACCGGGGGTTCAAATCCCTCCCGTAGCTCCATGTTGTATTTAAACAACACTTTGAAACCCAGTTGACTGGGTTTCTTTTTGATGCTATAATATACAAATACTAACAAAACAGGAGCAGAAAATGGCATTTAAGATTTTAGGTAAAACAGCGGACTTGTATCAAGGCTATGGTCCTTTGCCTAAACTTGAAGGGCCATTTTTAGTTAACGGACGTATATTATATTACGATCCAAAAGAAGGCAAGTACTGGGATCCAAAGACAGATTTCTATGTGCCGCATGATGAATATTTTAGAATAGTAGGTTTGATGTGATAGAAGTAGTTTACGACAACATGTCGAAAGAATTTGAAGACTTGACTCAAGCAATGGCGTGGGCTAAGGTATTGGGTGAGTTTGTTACTATTCGAATTAATGGTATGGAACTTGTAGGTAAGTTTGGAGCAGATAGCGTTAAAGACGGTAAGTGTCCAGATGGTGTTGATTACAGTTGGAAGAAACGGAGACTATAATGGAAAAATTAGTGCGTGATGGAAAAGTAGCAGTAATTTATAGCCCAGGGTTTGGCGCAGGTTGGTATACTTGGAATTATTCAGAATACGGACACGAGTTGATGTTTGATCCTGTGTTGGCTGACTATGTAGACGAAGGCAAAATAGCAGAAGCAGAAAGTTATATTGCCATGCGTTTTCCAGAAGCCTATGCAGGTGGAGTGGCTGATTTAGTTGTTAAATGGATTCCTGTAGGAACAGCTTTTCGTATTCATGAATACGATGGAAGCGAAAGTATTGAAATCAAAGAAGAAATGGATTGGGTAGTAGCATGAAAATTAAGTTTGATCGAGACACAATGCCCGATGAATTGTACAATGCGCTGTTACAACACTTTGTAAATGAAGCGGTTGGGTTAGGTGTAGAAGTAAACAAATTTACCCAGTTTGATAATTGGGTGATTGAATGTGAGGTTAATGAAAAAGCCTCCGTTCATTAAAAAGGAGGCAATTATGCCAAGCGTATTTTTAGTTAGCGATACACACTTCGGCCATGCCGGTGTATGTCGCTTTACTCGTAACGATGGTGTTACAAAACTCCGTCCATGGACTGATCCAGATGAAATGGACGAAGCAATGGTTAAGGCGTGGAACGAACGGGTAAAGCCCACTGACAAGGTCTATCACTTGGGCGATGTTGTCATCAATCGTAAAGCGTTAGCAATTATGCACAGACTTAACGGCGACAAGGTTTTAATTCGTGGTAATCACGATATCTTTAAGGATGAGGACTATCGTGCTTACTTTAGAGAACTTAGAGCTTATCACGTTATGAACGGTATGATCCTTAGCCATATTCCTGTTCACGCAGAAAGTCTTGGACGTTTTGGTGTTAACATTCACGGACACTTACACGCAAATCGTGTTAAAAAAGCCCGTGGTGTTGATGCTAGAACTGGTGAAGTTTTATACAGTGATGAAAACGATGTTCGTTATCATTGTGTTTGTGTAGAACAAACTCCAGACTTTGCGCCTATCTTGTTTGAAGATGTCATCAAGAACATCGAAGCGGAGGGCGGAAGCGTAGGATTTAAGAACGGAAATGGTCCTACTATGTAATATAGTAGTACTTTACTTTAATAGGGCCTTAGGGCCCTATTTTTTTGGCTAAAACTTCTCCTGGTATTTAATAAATACACTATAGAATAACGGAGATAGCCCATGTCGCTACGTATTAGACGCGGAACAGACGCCCAAAGACAAACAGTATTGTTTGATCAAGGGGAATTAGTATATACAACCGATACCCAAAAATTATATGTCGGAGACGGCACAACTACAGGCGGAAATGCTGTTGGAGCATCATTAGCTGGAACTGGGCTAATATGGAACTCAATTTCGCAAACTTTGCAAGCAACAAATAGTGGAGGGTTATCAGCGGTTGTTGGAGATACAGCTCCTCAATTAGGTGGCAGTCTATCGTTAAATAATCACAACATTACAGGAACAGGCAATATTAACAACACTGGTACAATTACAGCCAGTGGTGCTATTTCTTCTACTGGCGGTGGTATTTCAGCGTTTGGGGCAATAACGGGTGCAACTATTTCTGCAACTACAGGGCTTGGCGCAAATTTACCACTAAATGGATATAGTATCACAGGCACAGGAAATATTGCAATTACTGGAAATATCAATAATAATGGAAATATCTCAGCTTCACAAGCAACATTAACAGCCCTTAATACAGCTTTTATTAATGTACCAGATGGCGGCCTCGGTTTACACATTGATTCTATTATCGGAGCCGGTGTTTCAGCTAATTTTTATGCAGGGTCTAGTTTAAGCCCAACATCTATCGGAACAGGACCTGGGAATGGAATGACTTTTGCTTTAAAGGGATATAACGGTACAAGTTATGCACAAGCGGGCGTTATAATTTCATATTTCGATTCAGGCGCTAACCTTTCAGATGCTCAACCAAAATCTACTATTGTTCTTAGTAGCGGTGGTGGTGGCAGTAATGCTAACTATGCAGGACTTAATAGTTCGGGTGTATTTCTTGCACCTGCTGTAATGCTTGCAGGTCCTGGTTACTCTGGCACTGGCAATGGTGGGTATAATGGTTCGTCTAATTACCCTTCTCCTGCTTATGCCGGAATGATGATTTTTGATAGTAGCAACAGCCATTTTTATGGATACAATGGCACAGCTTGGAAACAATTAGATAATTAAAAATTTCATATTTGTTTCGTGGAGTGTTACGTTTAGGTAAATATTTCCATGAAATATCCGCATCTGTTAGAATCAATTAAAAATGTAATAAAAAATTCTCCTGCAAGATGCGGGAGAGTTTATTTTGAATGCATTATAACAAAACAAAATAATACCCTTAAGATAAATTTTATACCTACTACTGGGTATTTCGAAATTGATGAAAGAATCGATGACGAAGCTAAAATGGCAGATTCCTTTACTTTTTACGAAAGTCATCACCATACTGGATTGGCTATAGGTTCATTAGAATGTTTTTTACAAAACAATAATATACCTTATAGTATAGATGATTCAAATTCACCTAAAAACTTTGAGGTACTAATTAATGTATAACATTACTTTAAATCATACATTATCTCATGCTAATCGATCATTTGATATCGACACTCCCGTTGATAACGAAACTGTGCAGTATCTAAGCAGTATGATAGATGATTTTTTAAATGAAAATCCAATAGCTAAAAAAAGTGTTATACAAGACAAAGAAATTATCAAAAAATTATATTATATAGGACATTGGAATAGAAGTGGAGAGTTTAATAGTGAATTTAAACTTCCTTCATTGTGGGCACCTTTGTTAATTGTTCTTCCTCCTATTGATCGAGACAACGGAAAATCTTTAATTGATTTAGGAAGGCTTTATTCTAAAATAGGAATGGAAGTTTTGAAAAGAGGTTATGCGTTAGCATTTCAAAACAGCTTAGACTATCATGATCCTCGAGTTGCCGAACTTCAAGAATATTTACATTTAGACTATGAAGAGTTTGTAGCATCTAAAACAGATGATGATTTTCCAGTAAGAACATTTATCTGTATAGGTCGTAAGTTAATACCCGATAGTCCACATAACTGGGATTGGACAAGAGCTAGCTTGTTTGTATCTTGCCCAAAACTTGAAGTTGATTTTATCAAGGACTACACATGATAAAATTAGAATTAATTAGTGTAAGAAGACTGGACCGAACCCCAATTGATCAATTTCATCATAGTGATCATGGTATTGAAGAATATATTAAACAGCATTTTCAAGATACTAATAAATTAATTAGCATGTCTACTAGTATTAGTAAAGATTACTCGACACAAACTAAAACATTAATTTTTAAATCTCATGATGCTTATACAGAATTTTTGAACGACAAAATCTTACAGTATCAAGAAAAAGTTATACAATTTCGATACAACAATTGGCACAACATTACAACTAACAAAATTGTGGAAGAAATATGATATACGATCGCATTTATATAGATTTAGCAAAACATGTAGACTTAACAGAGTTTGATGCCTTACGTCCTGAGATTTGTAGAGGAATAGCTACTGCCTTTCATTTAAGTGTTAACGGTATACAAAGAATTCCTGAAGGCACTATTCATCCAAATGCACAAGGTATAAAAGTTAATCCATTATACGAAGTAGTTAGTATGTGGAACGCATTACCAGAAGATGATCCGATGAAAATAGCTGGCAAGGGATTAACTTATAATCAACTTACTGATTATTTAAAAAATGCGTTTGGTGCATATTGTTTTTATCGGCTGTACCCGGTAATCGGAGCAAATAATGTCATTGGAGAAGTGTCTGAACACTTTCCAGGTTTACTAAAATGGATTCAAAGTTTTGTAACTAACGGAACATTAAAAAGTTTATACGGTTCAAATCTAATATCTATAGATGCTGGTGGAATCCCATGGGAGCATCTTGATCCTAAAGAGGACGGGGAAACTCCCGATGAAAAAGGCAGGCCCTTTGTTCCAGAGTTTATTCATATTAAAACAGACACTGACAGACCATTTTATATTTTAAATCCTGAAACACAAGAACGTACCTTCATGAATACTAGAGTTGCATACTGGAACGAACGAGACTGGCATGGCGGTTTGCCTATTCAACGTCCTACTTATACGTTAAGAATTAACGGAAGATTTTCAGACGAGTTTAAAGAAAAAATTGGAATACCGGTATGATTGAAAACTTATTTTCAACACCCATATACAGTTGTTTTTTAGAAAATCAAAAAGATATTCAAACAGAAATATCTAATGCGTTAGTAACTATTCAATATGATGATTCAGTTAACTATTATAAATGGGGGAAAACTTTTGAAACTACAAATGTTAGCAAAGATATAATTGTAGAAAAACAAATGATAGCTCTTGATCAATCTATTGATTATCATTTAAAAGAATATTGTAAAGAAATTGGGTTTGAACCAAGACCATATAAAAGAACATCCTGGATTGTAAAAAATTCTCAAGGCGGGCATACTCATGTTCACACACATCATACTCATGATATTGCTGGTGTATATTATTTTCAAACTACTCAAACTGACGGAGAAATATTCTTTGATTCACCTGTTGGTGCAGCAATCTCGTCTCTCTGTTATCAGAAATATGTAAAAAGACACGAGCATACTCCTGTAGTAGGTAAATTATTATTGTTTCCTGGATGGCTAGCACACGGTGTAAAAACAAATACCGAAGAAACTGATAGAATTAGTTTGGCATTTAGTATTGTCTTTTCAAGGTAATTCGTCTATTATAATATAGTCGCCCGTAACACCTTGTTTATTAGCAGCATCCTCTATCAATGTTTTCCAACTATCGAGTGCATCGTGCCTAGCAATAATCATGTGCATGCGATCCTCGTTGCTATCATTAACTAACATATGATCATAATAAAGATTCATGGCATAAACACCGCCAGGTTCCATAATTAATTCTTCGCCATCTCCCCATATCCATTTACAGCCTACAGGGTTATTAAGAGCTACATTTATATTTTCAACTAGTTTCATGCTTGAATCATTATGTTTAGAAATATGCCCGCCAGATCTTAACAACATAAATCTAACTCTGCCGTACCTATTGCAAGGAAATATTTCTTTAAGCCATTTAGATGTTATAGGACATAAGTCTGCTATTTCTGTCCAGTGCATATCTTTACTAGCATCTTTACCTTTAGCATAACCGTAAGTGCTATAGCTTTCGTGTTTATTCCAACCTAATCCATGTATAGTTAAACTTTCCCATCCAGCATGATCATCACCTCTATGTGGTGTAAATCTATCGAGTAAAGCAAATGCTTCTTTACACATGTCATCATACGGTAATTCTATATCTAATTTTAAACAACGAACGTCCGACTGAAAATATTCTTTCATTTAGTCTCCAAGTTTACCAAAAGCCCACAATCTTTCTTGGCACCACCAGCATTTACCGCAATGAGATTCAATATGATTATCATTTTCGCAACTTCGTGTAATTGGAAATAATGTTGTTTCAAGGTCGAGTGCTTTGTAAAGTTTAGCAATATCTTTTTTATTGTAATTACGAAATGGACTGTATACTTTATCTATATTAGAAATCATATCTGTACTTTCTTCTATAGTCAATCCAAACAAAGGATGTTCTACGTCCGGATCTCGAAACTTATTATGCCAATCTTGCTGTTGTTCATCAAACTTCATATAGACTTCTTTAGGAGGAAACGCGGTCAACCCCATGTAAAACATATCAATTTCTTTCTTATTAAGAGCAGAGTTAAGTTGGTTGCAATACAATTCGATAGTTTCCCTAGGCTCGACTTGAAACAAATGTTCTACATAATTAGTGTTGCCTGTTAGCTTAGAACATGTTTCAATAACAGATTTTACACTTTTAGCAAATGAATATTTTCTACTGCTCGACCACATATTATAAATGTGTACAGGTTGATTGGTATTACACATTAAAATATAAAGTAAAATAGCACTATCTGCTCCTCCGCTTATTCCTACACCAATCGGTCCATCTTTGTATATACCTATAGGTATTCCGTTTATGTTAATATAAGTTAAATCCATCGTAAGTCCAATCTGTTTCATGCCATTTAGGAATTTTTAATTTACTTATGTCAGTGTATGTAAAATTACTAATCTTATCTAAATATTGATTATTTTTAATTTTCCAAAACCCATCTGCTGCCCTGGATGTTATCAATAGTGTAATATTGGGATCTTTATCTTTTAATTGACGGATTAAGTTGTTTTCGCATCTAACGCGATATTTTAAACTATTCATAGCAACAAACGGGGAATGATTATATAAATTGCTAAGATTTAATATTGTTTTACAACCTGTTGCTAACCAGTCAAAGTTAAACGATGCTGTATAATCTATAAGAATATAATCATACTCTAACTGTTTAACTTGATGCCATAGTGCTGGCCAGTTATCGATTGTTGTTAAAAACTTTTCCCATTGATTAGCTATCTGCTGTCGATACTCGTCAGAAATATGAGGAGGATTGTTAGGTAACATTGGTTTATGTTCCCAATAAAAATCTGCATAGTTATTTCCATCCCAGTCTTCGACCATTTTCTTCATAAACATTAAACAGTTATAATTAATGTCTGTAAAGATAATTTTAGTCTTGTCAGTGAAACCGACAAGTTCTAAATTCTTAATCCAATTAAATCCAATCCCGACAGTAGCGTATTGTTCAATTGGTCCTTCAAATGGTAATTCTTCTCTTAATTGATCGCTGTTCCACCCAGCAAAAAAATTAGTAGCAAAAAATTGATAATATTTTATGTCGGCTAATGTTTTTAAAAATACATGATCATATTCATAATACAGATATTTTTTACTATCTCGTATTTTTTGATTCAATGTTAATAACACTTTATCATTTTCCAAGGCAACATTTAATATGTTCCATCCGTGAAGTTTAACAGAATAAGTGTGAATCTCAGTGCCTTTTTTCATCCATACTGGAATTTCTGGATCATCGTACAAACATTCTTTACTGCGTATAGGAGCAAGTTGTTGATACTCTACCCATTCTTCTTGTCCTATAGTAGGTGATCCTAATTCTTTATATTGTTCTAAATTAACTATATAAAATTGCTGATGCAATTCAAAGCAGGCATTTTTATAATAAGAATGATCTTTTCTATCAAGAATATGACCTGCTATAAAAAAATCTTCCTGACAAGCACTCTTGATAGCTCCAAATAAATTATCCGAAAGTTTTAAACTAGTGCCAGCTGAAATTACAACAGCATGACTGTATCCATTTTCTACAGAGGCTTGTAATAGACTATCCTCGTCTTTACTGATAAAGATATCATACCCGTGCATGTCAAAACGGTGAATTAAAAAATCAGTTAAATTAACGCATATTTCTCTAGCATATCCGCTTTTACAATTATCAATTATATCTAGTATACAGATAACTATCGACTGTTGTTTTTCAGTTCGGAATTTCACTACCATCTTTATACCTTATATAAATATTCTTGACTTCATGTATATATCGTTATTAAAAAGAGTCAAAAAATAAATCAAAGGTAATTTAATGGATATAATCACTAGGGACATACTACATCCCAAATTTGAACTAACTGGAATTAATATGGACTCCAGTGATAATATTTTTCCTATCTACATGAATAGAGAACAGCTTAGTGAAAAAATTGATCTTGCCAAAACATATCTAATAACAGAATTTAATGTGAAGAAAGGTCAACGAGTAGTAATGTCAATGACATACTGGCCTAACTATCCAATATGGCTTTTTGCATGTGCAGAGCTTGGGCTAAACTTTATTATTTCTGATTTTCCAAAAACAATATTAGCAATGGAGCAAATGCCCATTTATTACACATCTGATATTATTTTATGGGACATGATTTATCCTATAGGATTCGATCAACCTCAATTTGAAAATAAAAAAATAAATGTTAATTTTTTAGAAACCTATGCTCCTGATAAAATTGTATCCCCTGTTTGGTGTGAACCCACTGACAATATAATAGTAACAACAAGTTCTGGTACAACTGGAACACCTAAAATTATAGAACATACACACGAATTCTTTTTTAAAAATATGAATGTTAATGCTAATTTGTATAATTTAAAAGAAGACGAAAAAGTATGGCATGATAAAAATTTACAGCATGGAGTGATTCTTGGTGTATACTTTTTACCTATGGTTAATAGATGCAAGTCTCATTTTCATGCTCCGGTAGGGTGGGGCGGTGGCGATAGAGAATTAGCATTTCGCGAATATGTTATTGACAAAATACAATCTGAAAAAATTAATCGTATTGCAATTTTCTTTAATCAAATGGATTGGTTCTACCAAGCATTAGATATCAATAAAAAACAGCATGATCAAATGAGAATACATTATGTAGGAAGTGTTAAAGAAGAATATATTAACAGACTAGTAGGAGAATTCAAATACGTGCTATTACCGCAATTTGGAAGTCAAGAAACAGGTGGTCCTATTCTCTATTGCGAAATAGATCAATCTAATTATAAAGATTGGAATGTTAGAACCTATGGAAGCCCGACACCTTTCTTTAACGAAGTTACAGTAGTCGAAGATAATTTATTACAAGTGATTGACTACAACAATAATGTAATTCATACAGGCGACAGATTTGAGGTTAAAGACAATGTTTTTACATTTCTAGGTCGTCAAGATTTATATCGTTGCAATGGTAAAACTGTTTACTCTTATTTTTTAAATTCAGTTATTGAAGAAGTTACTGATTTAATACGTGAAAAAGATTTCGATGTTGTGTTTGATAGCGATTTTGAATGTTGGTATATCCGTACAAACCAAGAACTCGATCTTGCTGAATTGAACAAAAAAATGATTCCACATATCGATCCTCCTTACTATAGTATACGTACACAAGTTGTAGGACCAAGAGAAAAATTTACAATCGACGGATGGAAATTTAGCCCAGCAATGGTAAGACTAGTGGCTACAAACGGAATAGAATCTATTAATAAAAAAGGATAACCTAATGAAATATCACTTAGACAACAACGGATGGGCTGTTATAGTCGATGATTTTGATCTTCGAACAGCAACACCTGCAGATATCAAACAAGCATCTGACTTGATGAAAACTAGCACCCTGATAGTATTTAGAAATCAATCATTAACTATACAAGATGAATTAAAAGTAGGATACATGTTTGGTAATGTTACTACTGAATATGCTCCTGGCCAAGCTGAGTTTGAACACGAAACAGCAGATTTAACAAATGACCCTAACGGGCATATTACTCGTGTAACTGGAGCTCTTAACGAACATGGAAAACCAGGAACAGCTGGATATGTAGATGCTATGGAATGGCATAATAATCAACCGCATCTTTTAAATAGCAATCACGGTAAACAACGTGGTCCATTAGTATGGCTGTATGGAGTAACAGGAACAGAGGGTTCTAGAACAAGTTACACTAATAGTGTGTTAGCTTATAAAGATCTTGATCAGGCTACTAAAGATCAAATTAAAGACCTTAAAGGCATTTATTATAGAAGTGCAGATTTTAGAGGACCAATTGCAGGTGGCATTGCCATAGATGAAAATGCTCCTAGTCAACCAGTAGTTATACAGCACTCAACGGGTGAATTTGGTATGTATCATTCATTTTATCAATTAGAACGATACGAAGGAATGACTAGAGAAGAAAGTTTACCTATATTAAAATCGTTACACGAACATATAATACAGGACAAATATTGTTACCATCACGATTGGAAGGACGGCGATGTAGTTATTGCCGATCAGTGGTTTGGCATACACAAACGTTGGCCTTTTGAAAAAATCCAGGAACGTTTGTTACATAGAATGGTATTCGGGTACGTTTCGTAATTGTTTAAGAAATTCATTAGTGTTCAGTCTCCAAAAAGTCTGAACATGCCCTCTATACTCTTTTTCAAAGGCTCTAGTAAGAACTCCTGTTTTTTCTAAACTAGGTCCCCATACAGTGTGTACTAGACGCTGTGTTCCTATTTCACTAGGATGGCTTGTTATGTATAAATCTTCCCAGGGAGGTGCCCATTCAATACATGCGGGCATCAAATATTGTGCTGTAAGATGCTGATGATTGATAATTTGATTACGTGTACGTAGTGTATTTGTAGGCAACAAGTGTGTTAGAATACAAGTCCTGGCACAAATTCTATAACCTTCTTCTATACTATGTGCTGCAACGCTACCTACCGCACGATCATTATAGTATAGTATCCAAACCCGCCAGTTTGTTTCATTTTTGAAACAATCGATCATTGCAGACTTACTAGCATTATTTACAAAACCACGTTTTCCGGCTTCTGCATAAAAATCTGTAAGATCTAAATCTTCTGTCCAAGGTATTATAGTATACATTTTACTCGTTCGATAAATTCAGCCGGATAATTTGTACTAAAACTATTCCAGCATAGTTGATCCATTACTGTCCACGGTTGTGGTTCATCCCATTTTATTCCAAGTGTATCAAGATGTTTACGCATTTCATCTTGTCGGCTAGTATAAATGTGGCTTTCTACATTTTGAATACTAATATTTGGTTCATCTGCGTGATAGGTAAAAAAATAATTAATGCTTTTTAGTTTACCATCTACTACAAAATAACTGCTAGGATGCATACTGTATTTGTGCCATTTGAGTTTTTTATGCTCTTGAATTATTGCAATCATTTGATCTTGCCAATCAGGCAACACACTATCATAGTTTGCTTGATTACATCCTGCTTGTTCCCAAAAATCAGGTCCATCTATTTTAAGATAAATTTTGCGTTCAGGAACATTAACTTCTACAATTGTCGGAACCATATCGGGATTATGCCAAGCCATATTGCTAAGATAATGTAGTTCTCTTTGGAATTTTTCTTTCATCAATTTAGGATCAACTACTTGATTTTTCCCAGCATGATACTCAGTATCATTATGATACCACTGGCAAAATACTTTCTTATCTTCGGATATAAGACTAGTATAAATCAAATTATTTCGGCAAGGCCCTTCGCCTGGTACATTGTTGTAATAATATTTCATAGTATAATAATTATCAATAAATATTTGCCACATGAATACTTTAGAAACTATCTCCCTATGCGAACATTGCTATCGTCACGTACCAGCTGAACGTTTCGAACGAGACGGCAAAATGATGCTAGGTAAAACTTGTCCTAAACACGGATATCAAGAAGCAATATTAGATATTAACACAGAATTTTACAAAAGTCAACAATATCAAAGACGTAGGCCTAGTAGTTATTGGTTAGATATTACTAATCGTTGTAACTTAGATTGCCCACATTGTTATCAAATGCCCGATAATAAAAGTACAGATCCTAGCATAGATTATTTACTAACAGAAGTTATGAGTTGGCCGGACAATGGGCTCCCTGTTAGCCTAGTTGGGGCAGAACCTACCGTGAGAAAAGACCTTGCTGATTTAGTTTTGGCAATACATGCATTGCCCATTAAACGTAGAAATGTTATAATAGTTACTAACGGTGTGTATCTAGCCAAATGGGACTATGTTAGTCGTTTCAAAGATATACCCAATCTTAAATGGACTTTCGGTCTTAACCATCCTGATTACAATGGTGGACAAATACGTATTAAACAAATGGAAGGTTTAGAGAACTGTATTAAACTAGGGTTAGACGTTAAAACATTAACTTACACACTAGCTAATTTAGAACAGTTAACCGATGTAATGCACGAAGTACAAAAGTTTGGGATTAATGCTAGAATACAATTAGGTGTTGAAATTGGTCGCGTTCCGGAAGGCGACTTTAAAGAATTGTATTTGTCTGAGCTCGTTTCAGTAGCAGAACAATTTTGTCAAGATAACCAATGGTCGTGGGAACCCGATTATATAAATGGTAATCGTACACACTACTCTGTTAGAATAAACGGCATTGAACACAAGTTTATTAAATGGTGCGATGTTCGTACAATAGACTTGGAAGAAGTTCAAAGTGAATCTTGGGCAAGTATAGTACCTGGTAAGCCTATGAGTCCATTATTACATCAAGTCATATTACGAGACCAAGCAGTAAATAAAGGACAGATGTTGTTTGATACAGTACCTGAAAAATACAGACATGAATAAAATACATGATACTACATCCGTATGCGAACATTGTTACAGGCATGTACCAGCTGTTCTTTTTGAAAAAAATGGCTCTATATGGTTGAGTAAAAAATGTAAATGGCACGGTGAGTCTGAACATTTAGTAGAACCCAATGCTGATTTTTATATCAACTACAAATATCCAAGACCAACAAATAAAACATATTGTCTAGATATTACCAATCGTTGTAACTTAAATTGCCCGCATTGTTATCAAATACCCGATAATATGAGCAAGGATCCTAGTATAGATACTATATTAGATACTATTCGAGCATGGGAAGACGATGGTTATGCTGTTGCTTTAATGGGAGCAGAGCCGACAACTAGAAAAGACTTGCCTGAATTATGTCGTGCTATACAAGCATTACCAGGTAAACCACGTGCTATAATGATTTTAACAAACGGTGTTTATCTATCTGATTATGATTATGCTAATCAATTTACAAATATAACTAATTTGTTTTGGACCATTGGGTTGAATCACCCAGACTACCAAGGACATACTGTTAGAAAAAAACAGATGGAGGGTATTGATAACTGTATGAAGTTAGGCATGACTATTAAAAATGTCAGCTATACACTTGAAACAATAGATCAATTGGAATACTGTCTAGATGAAATACAAGAGTTTGGAAAAACTCTTAGTCCTCACAACTATAGAGTACGAGTAGGCACAGACATAGGTCGTCATCCGGGAGAAGAGAAAATATATCTATCCGAACTTGTAGATATGGTAATAGCTATATGTGAACGTAAAAGATGGGTATATAAATATGAACCATCTTATGGTATCAGAGTCCATTATCCTTTGCGTATTAATGGCATACTAGTTAAAATAATTCAATGGCCCGATGTAAGAACTATTGACTTAGAAGAAGATCAAACCGAGTCGTGGGCCGATATGTTGCCAGGTAAACCTGTAAGTCCATTAGTGCATCAAGTTATATTAAGGGATGGTGCTGTAAATAAAAACTTGCCATTATATGATACAGTGCCTGAAAAGTATCAAAGAAAATACGATGCAAGAGATACCTAAAATGAAATTTATAGGAAATTATTCGTCTTGGATTGCAGAACAAAAAATAATGGAGCATTTGTCTGCTTGCCGGTGGGATAAAAGTCTATTAGCATCTGCAAAAGATATACAAGTTGGTCATCCAGTACTAGATCAAATCAGAAAAATATCAGAGCCGTGGTACGGTGATAGCCAATCAGCTTTTCATATGTTAGGGCCACATTCTACTGAAATGAAAAAATTTAAATTTGATTTACCAATCTTGCCCGAAACACGTAGACAACTGAATTGGTGGTTTATAAAATTAAATCCCGGAGAGTTTCAAGCCATGCATATAGATCCGCATACTTTAGATGTTGATAATCTTGTAAGGTATACTATATTTTTACAAGATTGGGAACCTGGACATATATTTGTGTGGGATGACAAATATATTGCTAATTATAAAGCAGGAGATATGTACGAGTGGAGTGACCCTATGTCGATGCACGGTCCTGCTAATATAGGATATAATCCAAGATATACTCTTCAAATAACTATGAACGATTAAAAATATGCTTAACGGAATAAACAAGCAATCTTATTTTGATATGACTCCATTTTTAGATATGGAGAAATTTGACAGTCTACAACCTGAAATATTATCAGGATTTGCCTTGGCACGCGAGCATGCCAAAGAAGGCACATGGATGGCTCCAGGCTTTACATTTGATGATATGAGTTATAGGGTAAGTTGGAAACCTATATACGAAGCTATGCAAGAATTTATGGCTTTACCTGACACCGATCCCATTAAGCAAGCAGGTATGAAACTAATGCCTAAAGATTTTAAAAACTTCCAACAACGCAATATCTTTACACGCTTCCTGAAAATGGCTATGGGTGCATATGATCCTTACATTTATTATTATCTATGGGAAGAAGGGTCATGGGATGATCGCACCGCTCCACGTAAACTTACACCCGAAGCAGAATACTTTCCTAATGTGGTTAAGTGGGTCGAAAGCCTAGTAGGTACTGTGTTTGCAGACATTGGCCGTGTTATATTTTTTCATTGCGAGGCAGATGGTATTCCTTTTGAACACAGAGACCTAGATGCTAAGAATGGTGTTAATATAGTCAAGCCACACCGCAATGAGTTCATACACATTCGTCCTAACACAAAGAAAGCGTTTTACTTGTGGGATCCAGAGACTAAGGACAAAACATATCTTAACACTCGCGCTGCATGGTGGAATGATGTAGATTGGCATGGTGGAGAACGTATTATGGAACAAAGTTACGGACTGCGCATAGACGGCAAGTTCACAGAAGATTTCCGTATTAAACTTGGCATTAATCATTTGGATACTTACTGATGAAATATATAGGCAACTATGCATCTTGGATCAAAGAACAGGGTATTATGGAACACCTTACTCAATGTCAAGGAGACTGTACACCTGTATGGCAACCTGATAGATGGAAAGGTAATCCTATATTAGAAAAATTTACCGAAATGGCCCGATCAGGATATAGCAATAACAAATATTTCTTTCATCAGGTGAACCCTAAATCTATCGAAATGCAAGATTTTAAATTTGCATTACCAGACGTTCCTGAAAAAAGATCCAAAGTTAATTGGTGGTTTGTGATGCTGTACCCTGGCGAGTTTCAAGCCATGCATATAGATCCGCAGTTAACAGAAGTTACAGATTTTGTACGCTATACTATGTTCTTACAGGATTGGGAACCTGGACACATATTTGTTTGGGATGACAAATATATTGCTAATTACAAAGCAGGAGATATGTACGAGTGGAGTGATCCTATGACTGTGCATGGTCCTGCTAATATAGGATATAATCCAAGATATACTCTTCAAATAACGTTATACAACTAAAATGCTAGATCAGCAACTATTTAATTTTATCAAAAACAAAAGCTCGGCACTAACTAAGATGCCAGCTGATATGCTAGAATTTGGATGTTTACAATTCTATAAAGAATATTCTGACAAATATAGTAAGTTTGGTTGGGTAAAATATTTTTCAGCAGAAGAAGAGAATAATTCTACAACAACACCGTCAGACCATTTTGGTTATTATATAAATGATATAGGATTCAGAGGCAGTTATCCTAGTATAGAAGATAAAAAATTATTAGCATCATTCGGTTGCAGCATTGCATTTGGCCAAGGGTTATCTGAAGATAAAATATACACTAATTTAATTGCCCAACATTGCAATAAAAAATATTTAAACTTAGGAATTCCAGGATCAAACTGTCACAGGATAGCTTTAACTTTTGCTGCTGCCGTAAATGTGTGGGATATAGAAACAACCTTAATAAACCTTCCGTCCTTTACGCGATTTCATTACTGCGATAGTACTAATCATCTACACTCAATTTTACCAGCACATCCAATACAAGTCAAAGAATTAGAATTTGTGCGTAAAGATATTGTACAGCATTTTAGCGATCAATTTTTATTGTCGCAAACTATCGACGCTATACGATGGATTCTAGACATTGCTAAAGCTAACAATATTAAGCTAATATTGTCTAGTTGGGATCCTGATATGATTGAAATAGTTAAAATAGCATTTGATTTAGATATAATCAAATTTAATATTTTAGATAAAGCAAGAGACGGCCACCCTGGAGAATTATCTCATCAACAGTTTGCTAATAATATAATTAGTAACCTAGCAAATGGAACATATACTTGTTAATAAGACTGCCGTTAATACCATTGTGCCACGCTCTATAATTATTCCAAACTAATACACTGCCTTGCTCCATGTTATAATAATAATTATCGCCCATTATAAATAATTGACCTATACTGGGCTTGCTCATAAACACAGAGAATCTTTTTATTTTACCTAACTGCAAATACTCTTGTTCATGGTCATCTATGTCATAATGATGCCCTGTCATGTATCCGGGTTCTACACAACTAATCCAACTACGTAACGGTTTTACATAAAACTGATTAGCTAGTTCTGATTCAATTTCTTTGGTATCGTAATAGTTTGTCCATTTAACGCTGTTGGTATTAAAGTTGCTGTCATTCCATAGTTTTAATATTTCTGCGTATTCTGGATTATTCATATTCCATCGCGTTGGGTCAACAGTAATTACTTTACCATCTTTAAGATTGGCAATGACTATGTTCCAATCAATCATTATAAATTTCTTTAAAAATATCAGCAAACACGGTATTGCCCCATGATTTTTCCTGCAGATGTTTAGTCACCGTGATTTCAAAAAACTTCTTAAAATCAATAATTCCATTTTCGTCGGTTGAATAATTAAAACGGTATGCACCATCTTTTCCTATAACACCCTCGATTAAATCTCTTTTTATAAAGCGTTCTTCATAAGGTACTACCGCATAGTTGTCTATAGTTTTAAGCTGGCCATCTTTGGTAACAAAAAAACAATTTGGATATAAAGATAGTTTCCAAAAATTGTTTTCCTTTGTTGAAATAAAAAATGCTTTCATCTGTTCTTTCCAATCAGGCACTTCTTCATCTAAGTTGCGGCCTGGTGTAAATAAAATTTGTGAAAATGTTTCTTTATTCCATTCTATAAAAATTTTTCTATTAACTGTATCTATATCATAAAGTGTTGGTGTTGTTTTAAGATGAGATAGTTGATTTAAAAATTTAGCATCTCTATGAAAAAACCAGTCTACTAATTCTTCAGACACTTTATTAGTTTCGTTTGGTCTATATTCTAGATCAATACAATAATGCGCACACATTACTGTTTGCTCTGGATTAATCCGAGGAGTGTATAATAAATTTGAAGGCCACAGAGTTCCTGTAGGATTCATCTTATGGTAATAACCCCAATTGCTTATGTCTATCATTTTTTATTCCAATCTAATTTTTTATCAATATATGTTTGTACATTATCTTTAAATTTTTGATCATATGTATCTATGTCAGTTAATTTATAATCGTATACTTCTTCATATGAATTTGTGTTATAGTATGCAAATAATCTATCAGTTAAAAATGGGTTACATCCTCTTAGCCCTTTGAACCCGTTATCTGAATAAAACTCCTTAACCAATGTTTCAGCCTGATGCCAATCCATATCGGTATGTTTCCAAATAACAATATCATTTCTAGTACTACCTACGCCGCCGCCTCGAGGTGTAGTAGATTTAAACACAACATTACCATTACTATCTTTGGATACTTCATATCCTGGATTTTGCCTTGCTTCCAATTTAATTAGTCCATTGCTCACTAGTTCTTTAGTAAAGCGACTTTGATTTGTAAGTGATTCATCATAGTCTGGTACTTCTAAAATGTGTGCGCTGGCACTTTGTCTAGTCCAATAGGTGTTTAACCATTCTAATGACTGGTGCCAGGATTTTACAGTTTCGCCCGGTATGCCACATATCATTTGTATGTTAGCTCTATAACGCTTAGGAGCATGAATATCGGTATATGCTTGAAAGTCTAACAATCCTTGCTGTAGCTTATCTGGATCCATACCTTTTCGTACTAGTCGGCCTGCTTCTTTATTAAATGTTTCAATGCCCATGCTATGACCAAGGAAACCTAGCCTAATATAAGTGTCCCAATGTTCTCGATGTTTAACAACTAAGTCACCGCGAGCAAATCCGCATATCCAAGGGTTGTATCCTAGCTCGTCAACTGCGTCAGCATATTTTTGTAATTTCTCAGGACGGTCATTAAATGTTTCGTCCATCACACGCCAATTCTTAATGCCCCACTTTTCATAACCTAAATGTAGTTGCTTCTTAAATTCTTCTTTGCTTACGCTAACATCCTTAGCTTGTCCAATGATTGGAAAGTTACAATAACTGCAACTAAACATACAACCACGTGCTGTTTCAATTTGCGGACATTCCCAAGGCATCATAAAGTCACGTGCTTCGTAGTCTACTAGGTAATTGTCTAATGGAGCACTCGGATAATGATGCAGGCCTCTAATAACTTTCTTACTGCCAAAGAAAGCAGGGTCAGTCATAAGTGGTGCGCCTAGTGTTCCAATAAGATGTTGGCACAATGCTAACACAGCGTTTTCACCATAGCTATCAACCCAATAGTCCACACTATTAGCAGGTGTAGTTAATGCGTTGTTACCTCCGACTACAACTGGTATGTTTGGATATTCTTCTTTTAGCCAATCAATAAATTCGTTTAAGTACGGACTCCAGGGATTTAAAAATGCTGTACCAAAACAAAACAAAACTGTCTTGTTGGTTGTGCGTGAACGTACAAACTCTTGTAGTTCTTCTAATTGCCAAAAGGCTGTAAAGTCTACCACTTCGGCATCCCAATCATTCATACGTAAAAATGTAGCCACACGATGTACCCATAGTATTCGTTCCCATCGTTTACCTGTTAGGCTAAAAAACAATGCGTGATTCATAGGATCTTAAACTCGTCCGGCAAAATATGTTTCAACGAATCTAACTTATCCTGTTCTATATCAAGTTTCACAAAAGGAGAGGAATAGGCAAAATTATCAATGTAGCCTAACTTATTTGCTTCGTTAAGCCAGATACTAACTGTGTTGTCAAACAAATATCTAGCGTGATCTACATTTGTCATAGTTGTAGTTAACGCTATACTAATTGGATTAGTTAACTTGTTCTTCTTTAGTAATTTTCTAACAACTAACTGTACTCTAGCACGTTTACCAAAATTTGCGGCAGTATGTAAGAAACCTGCATCCATGTCATACCATATACCATCTTGATTTAGCTTGTACATTTGTTCGCGCATTAGATCAATTAAGAAACTTTCATCACTGAGAAGATTCAAATGGTATCTGTCGTCAATATCAGCGTGACATTGATATGCTTGTCCTGGATCCAAAATGATTATCCTTGCTTCGCCTTTAGTAACAGGCAAACTGTTATATAAAGTTTCCCAAACAGTTCCTTTGTATTCATCTTTCAAAAACCAAGAGTCGTAAAAGAAATCGCCAGTTGGCTGATTAATAGTCGTTTTCATGCCACCTTTGGGCAATGATTGACAAGCCTCTTGTAATAATTTTGGATCTATTGTATAATTGGTAGGAGTTAGCATGAAATATTTATGTGCTACTATTATTGCGTAAATAAAAGATGAAGATTAAAATAGCACCGAACTATGATCCAAAATATCTAGAAGTAGAGCGTCCTCAGCCATTAGTAGATAATCAAATTGAATCTATGATACAAGATGTAATGAGTGGCAAAATAGATAAGGATATTACGGATAGTGTTTATACTAATTTCAAGAAAGAAATGACCAATTGGTTATTTCAAAGCAAACTTAATAAATTAACTGGATTTGATAATTTTAGTCGCGTAGATATAACTAATGGTTGTACACAGTATATAGATACTATCTACATGAAAGGACCTGTGCAAACACTAAAGGGTGACTATAGATACCATAATAGATTAAACCCGAACATTGTTTTTAGTGTACCTGGATACCTACGTAAAGATTTACCATTAATTATTGCCATGCCATTTCCTAGCACGGGGGATGTGCATGTAAGTATGAAGGAGATATTAGATGAAGCGAGAGACAAAGGTATTAGTGTACATGTGGACGGCGCTTGGCTTACTTGCTGTTGCGGAATTGACTTTGATGTATCTCATCCATCAATTGAGTCTGTCGCTATAAGTTTAAGTAAAGGTCTAGGGCTAGGGTGGAACCGTATAGGACTACGATGGACTAAGAATACAAACGCCGATGCTATTACTATTATGAATGATTTTAATATGAACTTACGAGCACCGGCTATGATAGGACTATATTTTATACGAAATTTACCTCCGGACTATTTGTGGAATACTTATAGTGATACCTATTATAAAATATGCAAAGACTTTGACCTAACTCCAACTAAAAGTATATATCTTGCATTACAAAACAACCAACCTGTAGGACTAAGTCCATTAATAAGATATGTCTCTGAACGTTAATCCTCCTACATTCTGTATGCATCCTTTTACAGGATTGGCTACAAGAGAAGACGGTGCTATTTGTGTATGCTGTCGAAGTCATCCTATTGGAAACATAGAAAATAACACACTTGAAGAAATCTGGAACAGTGACAATATGAAACGTATTCGTTACCAAGTACTAAATGGCTACAAGCCACCTGAGTGTGAACCTTGTTTTAGTCTAGAAGATCAAGGAGTAGAAAGCCTTAGACAACGTCATGTTGCTGGGAAAATACCCGAGGCTAGAATTAAACTGTATCCACGTGCTGTAGAATCTATGAATAGCGATTTTACAATGCCTTTTGAAATTCCTACCATGGAACTCAAACTTAATAATTTATGTAACCTTAAATGTCGCATGTGCCATCCTATGGATAGTACCAGTTGGAATGATTGGGGAGAAATTAAAGATTTCTACAAGAAAGAAAATAACATCATGTATGCTATTGTAGAAGATCATAATTTAGAAAATAAACCATTCCTTGACAAATTCCAGGATAATCCAGAATGGTGGGCTAGTTTAGAAAAAAACTTACCTTATTTCCGACGTGTAGAATTTGCAGGCGGTGAACCATTAATGGATCCTCAGCACTATCGCATTTTAGATATGCTTGCACCATATGGGCATCAGATTGAAATCAAGTATGCTACTAATCTAAGTATGCTGGGCAAGAGCAATAGAACAGTTTGGGAGTATTGGCCTAAATTTAAAAGTGTTGCTGTTAATGTAAGTATAGATGGTATGGGTGCTAGTTACGAATATATCCGTGGTAATGCTAGCTGGGCAGAGTTGATTAACAATGTCAAACAGATACAGACTATCTCAAACATTAGTCGTATTGTAGGTGCCGTTACTGTACAGGTTAGTAATGTCTTAATTTTAGACAAGATAATTGAATACTTTTTAAATGACCTTGGAATTGTATTCCATACTCATCGTGTTGAATACCCTAAAGTATTATCTGCACAAGTGTTACCATTTGAACTGCGTGCCTTGGCAATTAAGAGATTACAATCAGTTAGCTTACGAGTTAAAGACTTTGCTATGGTTAAGCAATACCCTCAACTATTAGAATATACACTTGGGCAGATACAAGACAATATCAATTACTTAGAAGCTAGAGATCAAAGCGATAAGTGGCAAGATTGTGTAGAATTTAATCGTAGGTTGGATGTCACCCGCAAACAAAGTTTTACAGATGTAACTCCAGAGTTTAGGAATTATGTATGAAACTAAAAAATCTTGATCCTGCAAAATATAAACGCTTCTTTGCCTTTGGATGTAGTTTTACTAATTACAAATGGCTGACATGGGCAGATATCATCGGCCATGACATCGAGTATTACGAGAACTGGGGTCAGCCAGGTGCAGGCAACCATTATATTTTTAATAGTGTTATAGAAGCCGATACTAGATATAACTTTGACAAAAATGATTTAGTTATTATATTTTGGAGTCCAAAGGAACGAGAAGATAGATATTCTAACAACGAATGGTTAATTGCTTCATCTTCTGGACAAGAACGCATATACGGTAAAGATTGGGTAAAAAAATATGGTACAGATACTAGAGGCTTCTTAATAAGAGATTTAGCGTACATGAAAGCCATTCAAACTATACTAAAAAACAAAAAATGCGATTGGGCAAACTTTACTTGGTATGAGTTTTTTAATAGCGAAGAGTTAAGAGAACCTTTTAAGAAATCTGAAGATAAAGAATCTCTACTACAACTGTGGAAGAAAACAAGCCAAGAAGTTTATCAAGGCGGTGCTATTGCTGAATTTTTCGATGATCGCGATGTGATCGAATTATATCAAGATGTATTTACTAATGTAGATGCTACTTATAAATGGTTTAATGATGGTCGTATTGAATCAAGAGTGGTACCTGATAACGACTTACACCCTACCCCCGAGGAAGCATTAAAATTTTTAGATTGGGTATGGCCTAATAACACGTTGAGTGATAGTGCTAGAGAATTAACAAAACAATGGCAACTGAAAATATTTGGAGACTTTGAAAAGCCTTATCGACAACCGCCGAACAGATTATGATTAAAGTAACCAGTCGATACCCCCATCAGAATACAATCAAGATTGAATGGAATCTTGGCAAGCGTTGTAACTATGACTGTAGTTATTGCCCTAGTGAAATACATGACAATACTAGCACACATACAGATATAGAAATTTTAAAATCTTGTGTTGATCAATTAGTGCTATTAGGCAAACCTGTGCGTTTAAGTTTTACAGGAGGTGAGCCTTGCGTACATCCTAAATTTGACGAGTTAGTAAAATATTGTAAGCATGTTGGTATAAGTTGGATTAGTGTAACAACTAATGGGACTCGCCCATATGAATTTTATATTGGTCTTCCTGTAGACCAATATGTGTTTAGTATACATTTAGAGTATGATTGGAAACGTGTATTCAATACCGTCGAAAGCATCCATAAACTAGAGACGGTTAAAGTTATAGCACAAATTATGGCCCATCACGATTATATGCCTGCCGCTATGCAACTACGAGCTAAATGCCAATTAGGAAATATTCCTAATACTGTCCGTCGTATACGCTGGACTAAAGGCGATCATGATTTATTCGATGACATGCGTTATAATACTACAGACTTAGAATTTATTAAAGCTATGGAATCTACAGTAGGAGCAAATACAGTAGTTTGGTTAGATAAAGTAGACACCGTGATGTACCATGCTAATGATATGATCAAGAACCATCAAAATCAATTTAAAGGATGGAGTTGTAATTCTGGTATAGAAAGCCTAATGATCAATTGGGACGGCGATGTGCATCGTGCTACTTGCCGGGTAGGAGGTAGTTTAGGAAATATCTATACCGGAAGTTTTTTGGTTCCTTCTAATCCTATCGAATGTGATAGGAACTTCTGCACTTGTGCGGCTGATATTCCCTTGACCAAAATCAAACTTTGATGCATGTGTTGCGGGTAAACAAATACAAGCATCCATATTACATATAGTAGCACCTAAATGAGGGTTAAATTTTGATATAAAATTATTATCCAATATGTTAGTATTGAATAATGTTTGTCCGCAAGATCCATTTATATTACCGTATTGATCGATTAAAATACTTTCTATACCAATATCACAACTCCATCCTTTAAATTTTGTATTGCCTGATAATATGTAAGTAGAGGGTTTAGCTTTTAATTTTGTACCGTCGTTAAACTTGGCAATACTTCTATAAAGTCTTATATGCCCATTAAACAAATAACGGATATTTTTAAGCAACCATGTAAAAGTTGGATACCTCTTTAAACTAGATTTTAGGTACTCTGTTTGTATAGGTGTATATTCAACAGTTGAATGTACAACCGGTTTAGTTTCAATCATCCAAGGATACCGACTATTTTTTTTCAAGTAGTCAACAGCCTCTACACACTGATCCCAACAGTCTGTATCCATTAATACTTGTACTGTAACTTTCTTACCAAGACCGTAGACAATATCTGCAACTTGAATAGAGTGGTCAAGATCTGCTTGACTAACGTGCAGGCTCAAAGTTAAGTTGTCAATCAACCCACCATATTCTCTCCACCAACGCAAGGTTCTGCTACCATTAGATAGTATTGATACATACACGCCATCTACTAATTTAATTTTTTCTAAAAAGTTACCAAAGTCCTTCCATACTGTAGGCTCTCCACCTAGTACAGTTAAGTGAAAAAATTTCTTATCTAGTGTTGTTCTGTAATGATTGATCAAGTGTGTGATGTTGTTAACTATTAAATCGACATTTTTAGGATTAGGTGCATCTCCTTCGTTTGATCCTGGAAAACAATACCTACATTTAAAATTACAAATGTTGCTAGTTGCCCAGCCTATGTTAAGATGGTCTTTAGGTTGCGTAGATACAATTGAAACTATTTGTTTCATATTAAATGTGCCAGCTCAGGAAAAGTAGTAGAAAAATTAGTCTTACGCTGTTTGTCCATTGTAATAATGTAATCTTTAAAATCTGGTAGCAAGTTTGTATGATCTTCTTTGTCCATCCAATCTAGTATACCTTCCCAACGTTTCCAGCCATACGGGTTAGTTTCCCAGAACTCTTTGTCCTGAGTATAGTGTTTCCATAACCATTCCTGTAAATCGCCAAACAATCTTCTAACTTCTAGTTTGTCTTTTTTAGGTAATACACGAAGACTCAGCCATGTAGGGATCCAAAGTAGATGTACGCCGACTAACCCACCACCCATAACATGACCTGCGGCATTTTTATCAAAATTAATCTTCTTAAAGTTCATACCCACTTTCCATTTTATAAAATCAGGAACGTGCATAATGTTTAAAATTTGTACGGCCATGGCAATATTAGTCTGTATATTATCAGGTGCGTTATCTAACTTAATTAAGTTGTCTTCCACAGTTCGCCAGTCTAACGGATAACGTATATACTCGCCTTGCGGGCCGATTCCATCTAAACTAACACCTACCTTGACTTTGCGGAACTGACTCCATATATCAATAATTTCATCGTTAACTAAGATGCCGTTAGTATTGTAACGTAAACTAATTTGTTTAGCATAACCACGTTTAATAATTTCTAATAAAAATACCTTGTGTTCTTTAATTAATAAAGGTTCTCCACCAGCAAAGTACAATTGTTTAATATTAGGAATTTGATCATATACTTCTTCCCAGAATGCAGGATTTTCATGCCAGTTATTATTAAATTCGCTCGATTCCCAACTCATTTGTTTTTTAATTAATGGACTGGTAAAAATAGGGAATACTTTTTTATGTTCTGGTACCCACATACTACTATCGTGTGGACTACACATAATACACTTTAAATTACAAGTGTGTCCTAAACGCAGATCTAAGTACTGTAATTTATAAGGAACAGATCCATCTAATTCTGTTTCAGCAATTAACTCTTTAATGTCAATTTTTTCATTTAAGTACCATGTACCAGTTTCCCAAATACGCTTGCTAGCAATGCCTTCTGCTTCTTCTTCATAACATTTAACACAACTAGCAGGCACTTCACCTGCTAACATAGTTTTACGAACTGACTTCATATAGTCATTGTTGAATGCTTCGGTGGGCAAGTCATGTGAAAAGTTAGCAGGCTTGCCGTCTTCCATTTTAACTAACCCAACAGTATAATCACCGGTATCAGCTCCTGATGCATTAGCAACACAACATATACGCATGTCGCCATTTGGTCGCGTTGCTAAATGTATCCATGGTAAGACACAAAAACTAGGACTACCCGACACTTCAGTAATTTGTTGTTGCCAATTACCTAATTGTGTTTCTTCCGGTTGTAACCAAAATACTTTATTCATTATCTGCTATCTTAAATTTTTGTTCATCTATTTTTATAAAAGGACTATGCGGTCCACACATTATTATGCAAGTTGAACTAGACTTGTCCTTCCATTTTTGTTGCCACATTGTTTGCCAAGCATCCGTTTCTATAATTGTTTTTAACCCCATTTCTAAAACATTTAATCTTGGAAATCCTAATATTTGCTGTCGTACTAATTCGCCTTCTTCAACAACCGAATCTTCCTGGAACAAATTGTAGGATTTTAACAGTTCGACATCATAGTTTGTGTAAAGAAATGCGCCAATCATGCAACAAGGGCTTAATTGGTAGTGTGCATCGATATACAACTCTTTGTCATTAATAGCCATACAATTTATTTTATCAGCATTAGGCCAATTCCGATGTCCTTGAATAGAAGATTTGCTTACAAATTTAACTTCACTATCCGATGGTTGTTCAAGGTTGTATAAAAATTTACCTTGATTATCAACTACTGGAAATGGGCGAGCGTGTCTTCTACTATTCTTAACACTGAATCGTTTAAACCCTAACTCATTAGATAATACTTCTGCATCATTAACTTGATGCTCGTTATGTTTGAACCTAATAAACACCCATTCAGCAATGCCACCTGCATTGATAAATGTTCTAGCATTTTTTAAAATTAAATTAAAATTAGTTCCTACCCTATAAATGCTATGAGTATCTTCTAGTCCATCTAATGCAAATACTACTCTATGATTTTCAGGTAATACACTAGCTAATTTTTTCCACCAAGCAGTAGAACGCAAACTACCGTTAGTGTTTAGTAGTATTTCAATATCAGGTGCATTATCTTTAACATACTTGCACATGTAGATAAGATCATTATTCATTAATGGATCGCCAAAGTTTCCACAAAAATTAATTGTCCTAAGTTGCGATAAAACATCTTTAGGAAATATTTTAACAAAATCATCAAAGGACCATTCATTAATAGGTAATAATGGATTTTCGATTCCACCGTGTATGTTACGTGGACACATAGGACACGATGCTTGGCATCTGTTGCTGATTTCTATATGAACACTCTTAAGTTCATTAAACTTAAACATTTTGTTTTCCTATAATCATATAACGAGTATATAATGGCAATTCTAATTCGCCTGCCCATAATACATTAACATCGCATTGTTCTTTAAATTCTTCTAAGCTATTAGCGATACGGACATGCTCGGGAATATTATAGTTATTACTTTGTAAAACAAATAATGTATCGTAAGGCATACCACTCAACCATAAGTCGTATTGGTCTTGTGTAATATGCTCACAGCTAGTGTTAATAACAATATCTGCATCACTACGGATAACACACATATCGGAAGTGACCGCTTTAAAGCGTCCTTTTATTTCTTCTCCCTTATTCATCATAGTGGAGATAGGTTCGCAGGACGGATCAATGTCAATGCTACGAATAGTAGTGATAGGTATATTACTTTGAAATAACATACTGGCTAACACACCTACCCATCCGCCATGTATATCGATACTAGAAGCAAAATGCACATGTTCGTCTAAACAATCGATTAGCCACTCTTTGCTTTTAAGTTGACCAGACCAAAAGGCGTCCATAGTCCGCATAGGATCTGGACTTTGACGTATGGCCTGCATCCAATAGTGTAAGTGTTCTGTATCAACATTCATATTGCGATCCCGACTTGTCAAACTTACCACATTGTTTAGCACATTCAAATACAGGTTCGTTATCCCAAGTATTTGAAATTTTATCAAAATACCCAGAATTAAAAATGTCTGCCAAAGATTGTTCGTACAGATTAGGAAACATTCCTATTTTATCCATATAGTCAATACGTGTATTTTGTTTATGTAATTTTTCTTTAAAGTCCATCCAACAGCAAGGCCCTACATTACCCGAAGCCGCAACATAAATTTGCTTCCATTTAACTGCTTTACAGTTAATTGTACAATTGGCATCAATCTGTGACATTGGCAAATCTCTAGCATAAGTTAATATTTGCGGTAACATTTCTTCTGTCTTAGTAGACGGGTACAAGTTATAGATAGTTTTACCAGTGTCGTCTAACACAGGAAATTTAACGTCGGTAAATCTTGTTGTATGTTTAATTTGAAATGTTTTAAATTTTAATTGTTCTGACATGCTACGACATTCTTCAATTTGGTGTTCATTATGTTTAAACACCAACATGTGCCACTCTGCATATCCTCCGGCATTAATAAATGCCTCAGCATTTTCTATGATCTTATTCCAGTCTGTATTGATTCTGTATAATGAATGTGTATCTGCTAATCCATCAATACCAAATACAACTCTAGTACCCGTAACGGCTAATGCTTCCCACCATTGAGTGCTCCTAGCACTGCCATTAGTGTGCATACTTAATCGTATGTTAGGATTAACTGTTTTCAGGTAACGTATAATTTCCAAAGAATCCTGTGCAATAATAGGATCTCCTAAATTACCGCACATAAACAAACTATCAAGTTGTTGAATAAACTCTTCACTAAACCATTGTTTAAATGTCTCTAAATCTATTTCAACTAGTGACATTAATGGATTCAAAACTCCTCCATTGATACGTCGTGGGCACATAGGGCACCTTGCTTGGCACTTAGTTGTTACTTCTAAATGGACATCCCGTATATCTTCTAATTTATACATTTTGGTATTTTGCTATCGGCACTACTAACACATCTATCTGTTGTGCAAAGTTTAGGTGCAGAAAACAAAGTAAATTTTTCTATCGTACCTAAACTTGTTTCTTTACAACTATATGCTCGTTTTACTTCATTACCTCTTATTATAACACTCTGATAGCCGCTATTGCAAGTCCATCCGGCAAACTGATTAAATCCTAGGGCATTAAATCTTTCTGCTTGATCTATGTAATAATCTTGGGTGCCGTCTGTTAAACGTATTTGATATCCTTCCTGCTGTTCAAAATCATTTTGCATGATATCAATCATATCTTGTGTGTACCCATTTACTACAGCAGTAGCCGTGTCATTGCTTTGTGGTTTGAGAGTTACATTGATTCCTCGTTCTCTGAATCGTTCGCATCGTTCTAGTGTTTCATAGAACTTTTCCGGAACCATCACTTGGTTAATAGTAACATGTACTAGATCGTACATTAATTGTAAACACTTATCTCCAAATTCTTGTTCTTTGGCAAACTCTGCATGATAGCTGGCTGTGATGCTTCTCCTTTGTAAAAGTTCTGTTGTATGATGCCAACTACGCCACCAATTTAAACTAGGACTCAAATTAGTAGTCATGTGTACAGTCTGATAAGGAGTTTGGATACCATCGTCCAAATGTTTAATCAAATCAAGTAAGTACTTGTAAGCAGTTGGTTCACCACCGCTGAACGACCAATGGAACTGGTCAAACCCATTGGCTCGTGCTTGACGCTTAATCTCGTCTACAGTAGATTTATATACTTCAAGCGGTTGGTGATCAGGCTTGTCAGTCCTAGCATAAGGCCAACAATAGCTACATTTGTAATTACAAAATCTTCCTAATATCCAACTTATGTTAAATAATGGACGATCCAACATAGTTTGTTGTCCAAAATGAGTAATTTTTTCGAAAGGTATGTTTGAAAATTGCATTGACAGTATTTACAAACTATGTTAAACTAGCATTGCAGACGTGAGTGTAACATGGTAAACCTCCTCCTAGTAGCTTCGGCGAACGGAGGGAATGGGCTTAGCCAATATGGCAGCTTTGTAGGTTCGAATCCTACCGTCTGTACCATTTTTAATTAGGCAAAGAAAGAGGCAAAATGAAAAAGGCAATAGCAACTGTATTAATGTTAGTAACCTCTAACGTGTTTGCATATTACGAAGATCCGCATCAACAATTTGATATGACTCATAACGAAACAAATCAAGTTAAAATTTCTTTTATTCAAACTAATAATGTACAAGGTACATGTAGTTCAGAAGCAATTAAAAGAGGCAAGCCCGCTTTTGGTTACAGCATTGAAGCTTGTAGTTTTTGGAATTACAATATGAGCGAGTGTACTATTGTCACTGCTAATACAGCAAATTTTCATACAATCGGACACGAAGTTCGACATTGTTTACAAGGTAATTTTCATAAGTGAAAAAAGTAGCAAGTAGTCCAAAACGACATACCTTTCAAAAAGAAGGGTACATCAAACGCTGTGAGGAAAAAGGTAAAGAGCCTAATCCTGATTATGTTAATATGTACAAGACTTTCCGTGAACAAGACGAAAAAAATCTAAAGGACCCTAGGTGGCAAAAGAACAACATGGAATACGATCTCCGTAGCTCAAAAGAAATGTGCGATAAAGTCAAAGCCAGCGATAGCTATGCTCAAAACTTATATGCGGCCATGTGTAACATGACTTGGCAAAGCAGAGAGTTTTGGCAGGAAATGAAAGGTGAAACTTGGTCTTGCTCTTGGCGTCACTCTGGCGGTATAATTGCCGATATGCGTGAAGAAGGTGATTACATCGATTGGTATTGTAGCGGTATCGGCGGAGGCCTTGGTAATGGGGACGAAGAGGGTACTAAAGGCTATGTACCAGAAGGTGTAGTCACTGAAGAAATTGAATTGGACTTGAACCGTTTGGGGTGGAGACCAGTTCCTTATGAGGATGACGAAGTTTAAGGTTAAATACTAATATGAAAACAAATTGGATTATAACCGTAGAAGAAGATCCAGAAACTGGTGATTTACTATTGCCGTTTCCAGATGACTTTTTAGAAACACAAGGGTGGAAAGAAGGAGACACATTAGAGTGGACCGACAATAACGATGGTAGTTGGACTATTCAAAAAGTAAACTGATGGCTAAAGACGATATTATAGAATTAACAGGCTCTGTTGAAGAAGTACTACCCGGCAACATGTTCAGGGTAAAAGTAGAAAATATGCCAAACACACTACTATGTTATATGGGTGGCAAATTAAAGCAGAATAAGATTAGAATCATTTTAGGCGACAGTGTTCGATTAGAAGTCAGCCCATATGATCTAACAAAAGGTAGAGTAACTTATAGGTTGTAATTATGAACATCATTCTCGAACGTGTATATAATGTATGTAAAAAAGTTCGAGAAGACTGTCCTGAGCAGACAACTTTCAAAAACCTTATTGGTCGAACACGCAATACATTCAAATTATACGATTTTGATATTGCTATCAAAAGTAAAAAAGATCGAGACTTAGACGTAGACAAATGGTATGTCATGGCTTACTACGACAGTGAGAATGACTATAATATGGATACTGCTATAGAAGTCATAGTTTATCACAATCTAAAAGGAGACGAGCCGTTTGGTCCGCATCAAGTGACTAGTTTCCTTACAGAAATTTTCGATGCTACTGTACATGAGTTTAGACATCAGTATCAAAGTATGCGCAGGGATCATAATCAATACGGCGAACATTTTGACACACCTTACGAGCGTTATCTTGCCGACGATGATGAAATGGATGCTTATGCGTTTAGCATAGCTATTGAACTACTGCGCACGATGGATGCCGACCGTGCTAAAAAACGTATGGGCAGGATCAGCGTTTTGAGCAAGATGAGGACAGGTAGTCAATTTTCTAGCCCACAACTTAGGGCATATATAAGCCACTTTGGACTAAATCCTCTTACCAAAAAGTTATCCAAAAAGATATACCAGCATTTAGAAATGATTGACAAAAGATATGTTTTCATGTAAAATACTTGTATATTAACTCACACAGAGCGTGAAATGAAAGAGTTTCCTACACAGCAAGTACTGGAATTGGCATGTGCGGCACAGCGAACTAATGGTGCTTATCTCAAAGAGCAAGAATCAGTCTATGCCGATGACGGCGTCTTTATGTACGCCAAGCAACCAAATAAAATTCTAATGATACTTACATTAGATGACCGGATGGTCATACCTGATACCAAAGCACTTAAGATTGAACCCGAAGATGTAGCCCGTGCCGAAGAAATCAAAACTTATTACAAGCGTTTGATGTTTGCCGCTATTGACGGTGAGAACGAATTCCTTACCACTATCAATACAATTTTGAATAGCGAGTCTGTAAAAGAAAACCAATTTGGTTATGTAGCATGTTTGCCTAGTGTACAGGCTAGGGACGCTGTTCATAACCAAGTTAAGAAGGCCGCACGAACAGTTGAAGAAGGTTTTTTGGGCAAGCCAGGAGATCGTTTGGCAGATTTAGATTGTGAAATACTTGAAGTTATCAAGTCAAAAAACTTTGAAGGTTGGAACATCTGTGCTATAATAAACAATAAGATGGCCTCCTGGATGAGTCAAGTGGAACTTAAAAGAGGTCCTTGTGTTGTAGTGAAAGCCAAGGTAAAAGATAACAGCAAACACTGGAAACATCAAAATGATGAGACTAGACTTAACTATGTGAAAGCGGCACAATAATGGCAGGAACAGCTAAATCGGTTTACTTAACAATTACCAAACGAGGTAGTTACAAAACAGAATTTACCAAAGTATTTTTTAGTGCTAAAGAATATAATGACTATGTAAACACAGACGAGTTTAAAGTCAAATGGCCAAAAGAAGAATTTGAAATTGTAAAGGAAACTTATTAAAATGAGTAGATATACTACAGTTTATAAAGAAGTTGAAATCGATGTTGATTTGGATGATTTCGATGATGATGACATTTTGGAAGAAATGGAATTTCGTGGGCTAGCAGTTGGAGCTACTGGCGATGGCCGAGAATTGCTCACAGCTATTTGGCTCAAGCGTAGGCAAGGTCAAGATTACCAAGCAGAATTAGATCAACTGATTTACAACGGACTAGGTAAAATTATATGAGACAAGAACTAGATGAATACCTATGTAAGGTTTACCCAAAGATGATGGTAAACCGTGACAAGCCCATGACTGAGACCGCAATGTGCTGGGGCTTTGATTGTGGCGATGGTTGGTTTAATATTTTGAATCAGCTTATGGGCAATATTCAAAATCACATTGATTGGCGTGAACGTCAGCGTGAAGTTGCTATTAAATTTAACCGGATGTCCGAACAGCTTAAGGCTGGAGACTCTACACTGTTTGATGAAGAGTACAAGAATACAATTAATGGAGAGTTTAAAGAAAAGCGTAGACAAGAGCTTATTGATCGGTACCCTATAGTTATTCCTGAACCTATTCAGCAAGTAACTTTGGATCAAGTTAAAGAAAAGTTTGGCACACTACGTTTTTACTATACAGGTGGCGATGACTATATCAGTGGGATGGTTAGCCTAGCAGAAAGCCTAAGCGGTGTTACTTGCGAGTCATGCGGTAATCCTAGTGAAGTGCAAAATGACGGCGGATGGATGAGATCCATTTGCAACTCATGTGAAGAAAAGAGATTACTTAAACAAGGATTTGAATAATGATTACAATGAAAGAATGGATGGAATTAATCGACTATAAAATCACTGAAGGTGGCGATTACGGTTGGGCTTGTTATGGTCCTAATTCCTATCAATTAAGTAGCTGGAACGGACTCCACGACAAAGGTGGCTGGAGTTTTAATATTGTATTCAGCACCAAGACACAGAAGGTTTACGAAGTAACAGTATGTGATTACACCAATGATCGTGCTTATCGCATAATCGCAGAGAACAAGCGTGAAAAGCATGCCAAAGAAGCTAAACGTCATTTAATTAACTTAAATGAAGCTTGGGATGATGTTGAGTATGTAGATTTAGAAGTCGATGATGATTTCATTCAAAAATGTCTAGCTATCAAGGCAGGAGAAGAATACAGCACAGATGTAAGCGTTCCTTTAAACTTGCCCGATGATTTGTTGTTGTTTGCCTTTAAACAAGCACATGAAGAAGACATGACGTTCAATGATTGGATGAATAAAGTATTACGTGAATTTGTTGACAAAGTTAACGAAGGCAAGTATAATAAAGAAGATATCCAGAAATGGAAAGAACAAAATTTACCGAAGTTTCCTTTTGAGAAAGAAGAAGATGAGAATCAAACTAGTCAGTGATCTCCACTTAGAGTTCAGTGACATCAACATTCAAAATGATCAGAATTACGATGTTTTGATCCTTGGTGGCGACATTATGATCGCCCAGGATCTCCACGACCATCCTGAAGTGAGCAATACAGCTGATCAACGGGCTATTGCCTCAGGCACCGGCTTGGGTCGTAGGCAAGAACGTGCTCAAAGGTTCCGTGACTTTTTGAAGCGTTGTAGTTTTCAGTTTCCCCATGTGATCTACATCATGGGCAATCACGAATTCTACAACGGTAAGTTCTATGCTGGCATCGATTATATGCGTGACGAAGTTGCCAAGTTTCCCAACATCTATATGTTGGAACAGGACACTAAGATCATCGATGATGTTGTATTTGTTGGTGGAACATTGTGGACCGACATGAACAAGCGTGATCCACTGACCATGCATGCCATTGAAGGTATGATGAACGACTTTCGTATCATCCGCAATGACTTTAGAAGCTATGCTCCTATGAGTGCCTTGGATGTTGCCGTTCGTCACGACAAGACCCTTGCCTATATTAAACTGATCGTTCAGGAACATAAAGACAAAAAGTGTGTTGTAGTCGGACATCACAGTCCTAGCTTCCAAAGTGTTCATGAAATTTACAAAGACCAAACATTAATGAATGGTGGCTATAGCAGTAATTTAGAGGAGTTCATTTTGGATCACCCACAGATTGTATTATGGACACATGGGCATACACATCATCCATTTGATTACAAGATTGGTGAGACTAGAATTGTATGTAACCCACGTGGTTATGAAAGCGATGGCTACAGCGAAGACAGTGGCTGGAACCCAAATATTTTATTGGAGATTTAAATGACAGAAAATGTACAACAACTGACCTCAGTTAGCGAAATGATTCGTATAACAGCAGAAAATAGTTTAGGTTTTATGCAACAAGTTGCAGAACATATTGAAAAACTAGAAGCTGCTGTTGCACAACTTCGGACACGTGTAGAAGAGTTAGAGGCAGAAAATGGCAACGATAACCAGACACAGTGATGATTGCATGGTTCGGCAAACATCCAGTGGCCGAGAGGTAAAAGGAGAGATTATGGCTTTTAACGAAGGTCGTAATCTCATTGTAGTAGTAAACAAAACAGTTAAAATTCTAATGAGTTGGAACGGCAAATGCTACGAAGGTCGTAGTGCTGGTATGGATTTTACCAGCGATGGCCCTCAAGTAAGTAAAACACAGACTGGAAGATAAAATGAAAATTGGACTTAGTTATAGTCGTTGCGTACGAGACATTGTCGATGGCAAAGTAAACATCGACGATGTCCTTATCTTGATTACTCGTACGGACTTTGATCCGCATGATGACAACCAGTGGTCGAGCATTTGGTTAGGATATGGCGGTGGTACAGATAATGCCTACAGCCGTGGATTCTTTAGCCAAAGTAATCCAGAGTGGGCTGGGTACCACGACGAGGACCAATTCCGTAGTGTGAGTATCGAACTTTGGGAAACTGGTAAACTACACCAGCCTCGTAAGTTTGGCGCACACCCTACTCGCCGTCCAGAAATTTGGTTAGAAGCAGTCTTGCCAAATAGTGAATTGGAGAAGAATCCCACAGCCAAAAAAGCATGGGATAAGTTTCAAACCATTGCAGGACTTTCGAGTGTCGAATTGGATGACAAGTATCGATAAAGACTGTATAATACTTATATCGTAACTACACAGAAAGTTCAATATGAAGTATGTATTACTGTTATCGGCATTATTGCTTACAGCCTGTGATCAGCCACCTCCACAGACAATTATCCAAGTTAAAGAAGTGGAAGTTCCCGCCAAGCCAAATGGGTGTGACATTAACACATCTAGTCATTTGGTTACAGAACATGTAGTCAGCTCAATCAAAAATTTAGTCAAAGAAAAAGACAAATACGGTACAAGGAATTTGTGTACAGTAGATTTTGATTTAGAAGTAGATGGGCAGACACACCACTTGCACGAATTTGAAATTGGGTTAGAGCAACAAGAAAGTCTCTGCTACTATGCCCAACAACGTGCTAGGAAAGAGTTACTTTTGAGTATCGGTGGCACATTTCGAAGTGAAGCTGATATTCAATGCAGACGTCACGAGTCATAATTGGCAAACTTGATTGTTGACATTTGAATACAGATCAGTTATAATACATATACATTAACACACAGAGAGGCATTTATGAAGGCATTTATAGCAGGCACTATCTTTGGACTAATACTAGCTACTGTTGGTTTTTCCGGCATTGCACGTATGTTAGACAAAGGTGTAGATACAGTTAAAACACAAAGTACGGAGTTAGCAAAATGAGAGCGGTTGCATTACTTATTTTGATTTCAGCCCTTGCCGCTTGCTCAACTGTAGCAGGTGTAGGTAAGGATATTCAATCGTCCGCAGAATGGACAAAAGAGAAGATGGGTGGTTCAAAATGAAAAAGTTTTTATTGCTAGTTCCTGTTGTTGCTATTTTGGCAGCTTGTGGCACGACTGATGTATATCAAAAACGTGCAGATAATGAACGTGAACGTCAAGAACGTTATGTTGAGCGTAGTATTGATAAAGCACCTAAATGGATGTTTGAACCTCCATTAAGTAATAGTGCTGTCTACGAAGCTGGAACAGCCGTCAGTGGCGATTTTAGTATGGCCGATATCAAAGCCAAAGCAGACGCATATGGCAAGATTTGTATGGCGGCTGGAGGCACAGCTAGTCAGAATACTAAAATCTACAGATCAGATGGAGACAAATCTAGTTCAGAATTTAGTGAAATGGCGTTGCGTACAAGTTGTGCCAAAGTTGATTTAACTGGTGTAGAAGTTAAAGAGATCAAGCGTATTGCCGAAGGTAGTCGTTATCGTGTATACGTTTTGGTAGCATTGCCTACAGGCGACGCTAACATTTTGCGTAAGGCTAAAGAAGAAGCAAAACAACGTCAGTTCGCGGCTGGCCGCCAAGAACAAGCATTTAAAGAATTGGACAATTAATATGTTTAAAGAAATCTCAGCAATCGTAGTAGGTTGGATTGCGTTCGTTGTAGTATGTATGTTTGGTAGCTATTTTGCCTACAGCTATTTTGCTCCCAAATATCGTGCTGTTGACAATGAAGTGTTCAAACAAAGTGAACAGTACAATGATGGTATGATTCGTGATTTGGAAAATCTCCAAATGGATTATATCAATGCGGACAAGGATCATAAAGATGCCGTCCGTGCTATAGTGTTACATCGTTTCTCGGTGTATCCAGAGGACAAGTTGCCTCCCAACCTTCGTAACTTTTATAACGATTTGAAAGCAGGAAAATAAAATGAAAAACTTTTTGAAAACAGCCGCTCCGTTTGTTGCCATTGCCGCAATGTCAGCGGTAATGGTTGGGTGTGGTCCACAAACAGAAAGCTCAACTCAGATCGAGCGCCGTAAGCAAGAAGAACTGAGCCTACAGGCTGTACAGT